TTTTAAAAGCAACGATGCACCAAACAGCTGTCTAAACCAAGAGTAACTTGCGCTAGCTGTTTTATTTTCTGTGGTTTTACACACAGTATAATTGCCTGAACCCGGTTGACAGTTTAGGCTGACAAGACCGGCGAAATTATTTGTCAACATATATATACTTCCTCCTTTAATCCAATGTATTATCTATCTTGTGTGTCACTCGGCACTGCACCACACCGGATATCATTGTTGTGCTTAATATCTGAGAGTTCGATGTACCTGTCGGTATCTTTCCAATATTCTCCGCCATCACATCTGCCGAATCTGTTGGTTCTGTAGCCACTCCTTTTTCAGTGATAGCTGTGGCTATCTTGGTATTTCTATCACTGACAGATTTTTTTACTTCTGCAACTTCATCTGATATTGTTTTTATACTTTTGTCTATCTTGTCCATGTCTCCTGTGTAATCTGTTCGCCAATCTGGAATATCATCATTACCGAATTGGCATAATCCAAGATTCTCCGTTTTATTTTGCGATGCCAAAAAATCACCTCTCTACTATTTAAGTTTAAATTTTGCTTGTGTAGCATACTCATAAGCTGTTAATTTATATGTATCATACCTGCTTGCTGTCAGCCTTAACATTGCATACTGTTTAGCTGTCAATGCTCCATTATCATCATGTAACACGCTGTCAATATCACTAAAATCTAATTGTCCATTTGATGATATTGTTTTTGTGGGTGTAATTGCGGATTGTATATGAATCCTATTTTGCCTGTCAATGGACAAAGTGCATCTGCCGGCATTGGCAATTATCTGCAAACACTCTGCGTGCGTAGCAACTGGTAACGGATTGTGTGTTACAGTATTTTTAAGAAAATTATCAAGAAAATAGTTACTACTGTCTGTAATTCCTGCATCTGCCAATACTAGCAGTGCCAAATCGTACAAGCTAATCCCATTTGCATAATACTGACCTTTATAGTATTGCCCGGTTAACAATGTAAATCTATCTGTAGCATTAAATGTCGCTTCTCTACTATTAGCCGACCATGCGGATAAGTAAGTGGTTTGCCCCGGCAACCATTCAATATTGCCCTGTCCGTCTACATCATAGCCAAACTGTACTTTAACCTCTTGACCGATTCCCATATACTGTATTGCACTGTCTGGATTGTCTGGATCGTAATATTGATCTTGATTATCAACTTTAATCATAACATCCATTGATGGTATGGTTTCTGCTATTGGAGATACATATTCTTTGCTACTGTAGTCCATTACCTCTTCGTTGGTAAATGTTTTTGCAAGACCACACTTAAATGAGTATATTCTCAATCTATTCTGCCCGTAACGCATTTGAGTTGGTTCGATTGTAATAAATGTTATGTCTGTAAAAACATCTTCCGTTGTCCACACTTCATCAGCGTTACGATAACGTGTAGTGCCATTGTTAGTAATAACATCAAATTCAGTCGGATAACATTTCCCAAAATTGACAGTCAAGCCCTTAATAGTCTGCGGATTTGCAAACACCATTGTAACTGTTCCCATAATATCAGCAGTTACAATGCCGTTGTTATAGTAATCAGTGCCAATTCTAGGCAAGAAAAAAGCATTGCCATCGAGGACAGCAATGCCAGGTTCTGCTGTAGCATATATTCTAGTTACTTCTTCGCCATCAAAAGGGGCAATGTCATTAGAATATGCTACTGTTTTTGTTTGTTTGTCTAGTTTTATTTCGTTTTGGGCTCGGGAATTTACAAGGCCTATTGTTGCTTTGATATAACCTCTGTTTCGGTTAAGGGACTTCATAGATTCCTTATATTTTTTGCTTACATTTTGCATTACATCACCTACCAGTATCTATAAGGTTGAACTGACAGTTACGATATTTAGTTACTATGTGCGATTTTGGACTTGCAAACAATGGTTCTGCTGTTCTGTCGCCTGGGTACATTATAATTGTTATCGGTTTACCTGTGCGATAATCTTCAAATGTAACTGGAATATAAAATGGTTCAACCGCTTTTAACATTGCTTGCCAAATCTTAGGTTCAAGGCCGACCCACTTCATATTGTCCAGTTTATACAAGTCTCTGCCAATCCTTTGACCGATAGTTACATTGTTTGCATTACGGCCGGCATTAACTGTCGTTGTAATAGTATAAGTAAAGCCAACAGCGGGACATGGAAAGTCCACACCGTTGACATTTAAAAAACTTGATAATCCTTGTGCCATATTATCACCTCTATGCTGTTGTAAATTGATAACCGTTACGTGATCTACGCCTATCCGTTTCGCTGACAAGGGTTCGACCATCAATATTGATAGATGTATCTTTATCTGCTGTTTCCCTTGTATTCCGGGCAATTTGGGAGAGATAAGGCGTAAGTGCGTCATCAACTGCTTGCCTAACTCCACTTGCTATACCGGCGGTAATCTGTTCGTTGTTTGCAACGACAGATTTGCCGTTGTCGAATTTACCCATAATCTCGCCTTGATTTGCCCTAAACCAACCATCCTCCGGGAAACCGCCAGTTGCATATGTTGGCATAAAGCTAAATGTACCAGACATTGCTTGCTTAAGTGGGTCTGATGCTTGCTTAACATTGAATTTTATTTCTTTTTGGGACATACCCATAAAAATTTTGTTTGCGGCATTTTCACCAAGTTTTTTTAAGCCCTCATCTGTCTGTGTCTTAATATTGTACTGTACACTTTTGCCAGTAAAGTTCTTTTGCAATGTATCGTTAATTGACTTAACCGCACTACCGCTAGTTGTTGGCTTGCCGTTAACAGCGGTATTTGCATTATACTTAACTGTTTTATCTTTCCAGTACCGACTGAAAATATTGGATATGCTAGAAAGTTTTTCACCTGTAGTTGCATTTTGACCGTTTATAGCGGTTTGCGCATCATACTTAGCACTCTTGCCTTTCCATACAGATGACCACCGATTAGCTATTCCAGATAAGATGCTGCTACTTGGTGTATTTTGTCCATTTGTGGCGGTTTGCGCATCATACTTAGCACTCTTGCCTCTCCAAGTATCGGCCCATAATTTTCCTATATTTCTTATGGTCGCTACGTTGTCTGTCTTATTATCATTTACTGACGTGTCTACGTTGTAATCAACATTTTTTCCATCAAAAGCCGATATAGCACCGCGAACTGATTTATTCAGTTTTTTATAGTCTTTATCAGTCTTTCCGTTGGTGGTCGTATCAATATTAAACTTGCTGCTTATAATTCCTGATAATCCAACTATAGGGCTTGTTTTCATTCCGAATTTTGCAACACTGCTTAATTTGTCCGCAATTTTCTTGAGATATTCCCAAAGTGTTTTCAATTTCTCGGTAATTGAATTTAAAACAGGCTTAATAATATCCCATGCAATTTGAACTTTTGCACTTATATCCGCAATTTTTTTAACAATCCAGTTACCAATTAATTGCCGAATAACTGAACTAATTGCTGATGCAACAGCCAATATAGGTGAAAGCACAGTTTTTATTGAATTTAATGCCGGAGAAATTTTTTCACCTATTGCATTGGCAACTTTTGAAATAACCGAATAAACCGTACTTAACAAATTTGAGACTGTGCTTAATGCGGGTTTTAATACTGTTACAACCTTATCTGTATATGGAGACAACTTGCCCACACCAGATTTGATCTTGTTGATTATATCTACAATTAAATTCATTGGTGCAATAATATATTCAAGTGCTTTTTTTATGCCCTTGAATAATTTTGAATTGGATATTTTGCTATATGCACCTTCTCCAAATACTTTATCAATTATTGCTTGGCCTACACCTTCATAAATTTGCAATGGTATTTTAGGAATTTCTTTTGCCATAGTGGCAATTAGTGAGCCTAAATTCCAAACAAGATTTCCCCAGTTTATACCGCAAATAAAATCAACAACTTTTTGCCCTAATTTTTGCCAGAGATTATCCTTATTTGCGGTATCAAAAGCACTAACAACATATTTACATATGCCTATAGCAAAATTAGACAGTGTTGCTCCTGTAAGTCCAGCGTCCCAGGTATTGAGAAATCCAGTTATTGAAGATATAAGCGATTTACCCAAGTTTTTCCAATCAAAATTGATCGCAAAAGTATTTCCAGCAGTAAGTGCTGTATTTATTGCACCGGCAATTGTTGAACCAAGATTAGAGAACAATCTCGGAGTAATGAGGCCATTCAAGAAGTCGGCAAGTCCCTTACCAAAATTCTTGGCTTTTTTATATATTTTCCCCCATTTGATAGACTCCATTGCTTTGGACAGGCTATTGCTTATATATTTACCTAACTGGTTAAGATTCTTGATACTGGATTTATAAAGCCCTTCGGTTTCTTTTATTTGGTATTTAAGTCCATTATCACCACCAGCACCGCTTACACCAGTGCCACCGCCAGAACCGTTACCTCCACTTGTACCCGTGTCTTTATCCGGTTCAACAACATTTAACTCATCAATACCAAGAAGATGTGTTTTTAAATCTTTGGCCGCTTTAGCCGCTTTTTTAGTTCCGCTTGCCATATCATCAGCAGCACCGGCAGCACCTTCAAAATCATCAGATATAGAACCCTTTTGTATCTCTAGTTTCCATCCAAAAATTGCGCCAAGGGCATTTACTACCTTTTCGGAAAAAGTGTAAACCGCCGATAAAGCCTTATTAAGCGCCTGTACAAGCGGTTTTAACATATTGACAAATGCATTGCCCCAAACACCTGCAACTGCCTTTATTTGCTCCTGTAGGATACGTAACTGGTTAGCCCATGTCTGGCTTGTCCGCGCAAAATCCCCCTGTACATTCTTGGTGTTATCCATGACATACTGGTATCTCAGCATTGTTTTTTCTAGCTGAGTCATAGAGGATATGTTGGCGTCAAGACCTTTTTTCATTGCATACTCTTTGAGGGTTGCATTTGTAAGGTCAATACCAAAAGCTCGCATAGGCTCTGTCTCACCAGTAAAGATTGACCATAATTTACGCGAACTTTCTTCCTGCGAAATATTGTAGAAAGAAGCAAGGTCTGCTGATAAGGATGTAAGTTGTATCGACATATCAGACATATCTTTAACGGGCGCACCCATAGCAAGTCCCATAGCCTGAAATCTACCAGCTGTCTGCTTTGCCGACAATTCCGACATTCCATACATCTTTATTGACGTCTTAGAAAATTGCTCTAATTTGTCCGTGTACTGACCGAACGTATTAACAACAACATTCTGCACCTCAGTAAGATCAGAAGAAATGTCTATGGCTTTTTTGAATCCACTTAATACTCTTTGTGCTGCCCAAAATGTTGCATACAGTTTTCCAACTGCTGAAGCAAGACTCCATATATGTTTTTTAGCGCTTTTAGCACTGCTGCCCATACCGGAAAAACTGTTTTGTATACCTCTGCTCGCACTTGCTGTCCTACTTCCTTGCGCTGCCAGATTTGCAAGTGCATGAGTCATTTGTATTACATTTTGTGATACTTGTGGTGCTGTAGCCATAACTTGCATAAACTTCTTAAGTTCTGCTGCAAGTATCCCCAGTCCACCTGCTGTTTGTGTGGCTTTTGCACCTACTGACGCAAGATTACCAAGTGCGGTGGTCATCTGTATTGTTCCAGCGGATAATTGTGGTGCAAGCGCCATGGTATTAAATAGATTGCGAAGCGTAACGGACAACTGTGGCAATGCTGCTGATACAACGCTTGCTTTTTGTCCGGCATTTGCAAGTCTGCCAACTGCATTGGTAAGCTGAATTACATTTGTGCTGACGTTCTGTGCACCCTGTAACGTGCTAGATAAGCCTACAATTGCATTTCCAAGTTGGCCTATAGCATTTATATTCATGCCGTTAATGTTCGAATTAGACAGCCTTGTAATGGAATTAATGAAGTTCGTAAGGCCCTTGTTGTTGAACTGCATGTTTCCTAATACTGATATACTGGAGGCAAGTGGGCTTATGCTATTTGCAACCGCTGTAAGTTTTGCGCTGTTGATGTTTTCGAATTGTTTTATACCCTTGGCAGCTCTGTTAAAATCAGGCATTTTTACATTTTTTATTGCATTCATGCCCTGTGCAAGCTGGTTCATACCTTGTGCAAATTTAGCTATACCATTACTATCAATTCCTTGTAATGTTTTAGATAGTGTGCCGAGCTTATTTGACAGTTTATCTACTGCATTAACTGCTTGAGTTGCACTTGCATGTATTTTAACTTCAAGATTATCTACTGTTGCCATGTTTCACCGCCTTGTTGTAATAAAAAAGACGGCAAAAACATCAGTCCTTGCCGTCAATCATATTGTGTGTCCTATCCCATTCTTGTTTTGCCTTTAATCGTTCTTCAATAAACTCATTCCTAAGTCTATTTACCCTATCTTCTTCATTTTCCATAAGTGGAGCTTTAAGATACTCTGAGCTTGCTTTCTTGCCGTTAAGGCAATGATCTATTGCAAAGCAAAGAGCAGATCTAATATACGTTCCTACCCATGCATATACTTGTAAGTCGTGTTCTTTTTCTGCCATATGATATGCCTTTTCGTATGGTTCAAGGTCTGCTGGGCAAGATTTGTCAATATCCTCAACTGTAAGTCCATAGCCTTTGGTCATCATTAACCAACGGGGTCGTATTTCATTACAGTAATTTTCGTAATTAAAATCTTTGTTATCCTGTTCAAGGATTATTTCTGTGCCTGATTCTGCACTTTTGCTGTCTCTTCCTCGAACAGTTTCTTTAAAAAACCATTGTGAAGCATCTCATTTGAGACATCCTCCTGAAGTTTAAGAAAATCTCCATTTTCCTCGTCTACAAAATGGTCAAGCATATCCTCAACCTTACTAAGCTGTTCGTCACGGCCTTTTCCTGTAGTTAAGTTGTAACCAAACTCATCTGAATGATTAGCCTGTAATCCGGCAAGTAAAATTTGCGGCATTAACAAATACATTTGCTCCATTCCCTCTATTGCCCCAACTCCATCGTCTGTACTTGACTGCATTACTCCAATCCTTGCCAGCTTGCTGATAAATCCAGCCCTGGCTACTGCCTTATTACCAAACTTAATATTGTATTCCTTGCCATTCATTGTAATTGTCATGCTATTTTCCTTTCCTCCTACTCTTAATAGGAAAGGGGCAGTCCGAAAACCGCCCCTTGTTTGCTTAATACATATAATCAGCCGATTTTATATCTTTTGTATCGTCATCACTCAGCACGGCTGTATCTGAGCGGTTTGCTATTCCCCCGGTGTAAAATCAACCTTTGTATCAAAGCCGACAAGGTCTTCGAGTATAAGGTTGATCTCAACTGTTAAAAGCTCATTCTGACCTTTTGGAGCCACTGGAAGAACTGATGGTGGTTGAGCCTTAATAAACTCTGCCTTGGTAAATCCAGGTGTAATTGTCTCAAACCACATAGATTTGCCTGTTCCTTCTAACTTCTTGTACTCTTCAAGCACCTTTTCCCACTCCGCCAGTGTATCTGGTGTCAAGTTGACGGTTACTGTATATGTATCAGATACAGTAGTTCTGCCAGATATGTTTCTTGTGTAAAAATCTTCAAGAGCAGATGCGTCAATAGCCTCTGGTTCTGCTGTAGCATCGCCAAGCCCATTGATTCTGGTCAACTGAGTAAATTTGGTCGGCTTTTCGCCTGCGACTGTTTCAACACCATAACCAAAAGTAATACCCAGTGAACTTAATCCTGGTACTGCCATGTCTTTACCTCCTTAAAAATGTGCATAAAAAAAGAGCCACATGGCTCTAATTGCTAACTATAATATTGTGTCACCAGCCCCAAACACACGGCTGAATCGCATGTTACATATATAAGTTCCACCATTAACACTGTATTGAGGTGTTCCGGTAACTGAAAATCTCATTTGTTTATATATGTCCGTTATTTTGGACACAATCTTTCTGCATTCGCTGTGATTCTTGTTGGAAGTCACATCAACCTGTATTGTTTCTCTTACAGCGTTGATTGTCTGTCCCTCTAAATCTTGTCCCAGTTCCATTCCAGGTAATTCGTGAATATAGACTGTTGGAAATACTGCTGGTTGATCTGATTCACCTTTATCTGTAACGTTAAGCGTTGGGTATTTATCCTTAAGCTGCTCTGTTGCCTTGGCCTTGACAATGCTATATATTGTCGGGCCAAGTTCTATTGCCCATGCATTATCCATTGTCAAACACCTCTTTCACAACGTTCTTGACTTTTCTTTCAAGTTCCCGGGCAGTATTGTACATGAATGGTCTGGACGGCATACCCTCGGTGAACCACCAATGGCCATTGTCGTCCCTGTAAAACCAGCCAATTCGACCATCTTTGAGTTGATGGATTGTTTGACCACTTGCATATTGCCAAGATACTCCCGGGGGTAATTCGCCTTTGTATGGTTTCTTTTGCCCTATAACACCAGTTCCAAACTCAACAAATGCTGCGTGATCTGTTCCGGCTACAACCGCCCAAATGTGACTACCCTCTGTATCTGTAACACATTCTGATTGTATGCTTTCAATCAACTCGCTCCTAAATATGGCGTCTAAGTTTGCAAGTTGAACTCTAGCAACTTCTACACCATCATCAGCCAATCTTTCAGCAATTATGGCGCATTTATGGTCAAGTCTTGCTTGATAGGCCTTAAGCTCCTTGATTGCATCCTGTAAACTACTCACAGACAAAGATATATCTATTGTTTTTTTCACTTGACCACCGCCTTGAGGACATATTTTGTTGACCGCAAAGCTGGCTTAACTCCTACAACTGTAAAATCAGCAGAAGTCTTATCAATATAGCCATCCTCTGTGTATTCAACTTTGCTATCAAGCCATATAATGTCACTTTTTTTGATAGGGTATGCTCCTCTATCTGTAACTATGATTGCATCAAAATCGTTGACATCAAAGCCATATTCTTTTGCTTGTGCCTCACCGCCAGAGAAAGAGATATTAGCCCTAAATGATATAGGCTCTTCGTATGATATTTCCTTATGGTCTATAAGAGGTATTTTTTGTCCCTCTTCTGTGATGAAATACTTTATATTGCCATTATCATCTTTTTCATATATCTCTACTTCTTTGCCATAAGAAGCATATTTCATAGATTGCTTATTGATCTCAAGCGACATTACTTCACATCCTTGCCAAATCGTTTCCAAAGCTCAGATAACTTTTCCCAACCATACATTGCTACAAAGGCAACTACAAATCCGGCTAGGATAGCTGCAAGAATCATATACCAAAGTATTGTCATATGTATGTACTGCATATAGGCGATAAAAGCCACAACGGTAATGCCTATGGACAGCACAAGCACCAGTATGTCGGTTGGTATCTTCTTAAATACACCAACGCCTTTGATTACTTGTGTAATTACCGCCACAACAAATGTAAGTGCGCCTATGACAGACACTATAATAGCCATGTTGGCTACAAGACTCTGTATAACATCCATTTTTACACCTCCTTGTTTTCGTTGAGTCGTGCTTCCATTCCATCTATGCGATGATGAAGTGACTTGACACTTTCCTCAACCTTAATAATTCTGTTGTCGTGAGAATTAAGTTCTTTTCTCATTTCTACGACTTCATCTTTTATGTCCTTAGTGTTGCTAGATATGGCATCTAACTTCATATTTATGCGGGTGTTTTCTCGGACTCTATCCTCTAGGTCTGAGTTATCAGTCTTCTATTATTCTTGATATTCAGCACAAGGCTGACAATTCCAAAAAAATAGAGAAAGTAACCGATATGATACTGATAATTATTGCTACTGGCATATATCTACCGCCTTTCTCTTATGTTCGCATACTGCCCACCACCACCATAATGTATGCCCTCTGCTACCGTTAGGTAACGCACAATCTTCTATAATATCTCAACAAATGGGAATACATCAGCTAGCAGCTTATTTCTGTCAATCCAACTACGACTGACTCCATTTTCGCCGAAACTTGCCATGTATTCCTCACCAGCTTGAGATAAGTCGTATACAACCAGACTGACTATATTGGTAGTATATCGTATCATATCTTCTTCTATTTGCTCATTCGTGTAATCAGATGGGTAATTACGCTTGTTGCGTATTTCCTGCTTAATTTCTTCAATATGCTGCTCTATTCTTGGATTATCCTGTAGATCAGTCCACTTGATAGAGCCATCGTCACCGACTTCATATTGACCTTTTCGTATTTTGACTTGCTCTACCAATGTGTATTCCATGACTACCTCCTACAAAGCAAAATGAGCTATAAGCACTTCTTTTAATGCGCCACCTGTCATGTTTTCGGCATTATCTATACCCTCTGATATTGCAAGCGCTTTTAGATCGTCTGTTGACATTCTGTTGATCTCGGTCTTGGTATGAATAGCAACATCAGAATCAGTTTTTTCTGTTTCTGGTTTGCTTGTTTCCGGAACGTCATTTCCGGCATCATACCATACCCCATCTTTTACAACGATATAGGGATATATCATAAGTTGCCCTCCTACTCGTGATGAACTTCAATTACGGCAGTGCTATCCATATTCTCGTATGATGGAAGAACAACCTCAGACGCAAATGTTGACATCTTCATTGGTGGACCGTACTCTGTCTTTGTAGCAACTGTAATTCCTGTACCATATTGGGTTACATCGACATTTGCTACCTGTCTTGCAGTTCTCTCTTCCGGTGTAGTGCCGAACCATGTATTGCCAAGATTACCCTCTGGAAGAAGTGTAACCTTATTATCCGGATAGAAATACTGTTCCTTGCCCTCATCGTCAATGTACATCTTATCGTAAAGCACGATAGTAAGTTTTGTTCTCTTCTGCACTACTGACATAACAGCATCGTCATCGACCTCAATAGTTGCTGTAAGGTTCTGTGCAAGGATTGAGTTTCTTATCTGTGCATTATCAAGCAAATACTGGAATGTATTGCTGTTCATAAGCACATATCTGGCAATCTTGCCTTGCTTCTGTAACTTCTTTCTTGCATTGTTAAGGTCTGTGAGCGGCTTTGAATTAGCTGTATCACTCCACATGCTTGTTCCATCAAGTTTGATATAATGATCCGTAGTATATGATCCGTCAGAATCATAATCATAGGAAAACTGAACACCATCGCTCTTAATAGTGATAACTGGATGTCCATTTACCGTAGAAAGGAGAGCCATTCTCATTCTCTCTGGAACAACCTCCGCACCGCTTACAAGTCTGCTTGTGTCGTCATATACCGCGCTAAGAGCACTTGCAAGGTATGGATCATCAGCAGTATTTGCTCTTTCTATTTCAAGCATTTCTGCTTCGCCTATGGTCATTCCCTCACGGAAAAATGCCATCTGTGTCTTTTCCTTGGAAAGTCCCTCTCTAGCTCTGATTGTTGGAATTGAATCAAAGTTAGATGGTGCAAGAGATACAGGAAGTCCCTTATGTGTTTTTATCCATTGCAGGTCAAGTCCCTGTTTCTTTCTCTCTGGAAACCACTGTAATCCAAGATATGGAATCTGATTACTTGCGTTTTCTGTTGCTGACAGCGCAATTGACTTACTGTCAATAACTTCATTTACTAGCATATGTTTTTACCTCCTGTAATTACTCAAATACGATCATTGGCAGAGCCGTTTTGACTGCTGCATCGTATGTTACTCCTGAATGTTTTTCTGCAACTGCTGTGTTGAGATATGCTTTCTTAAGAAGAACTCCCTGTGGTCTATCTTCTGTCACGTCAAAACGAAGTATGCCAACCACTGTTGCTGTGTTATCAACCTTGCCGTCTTTACCGATTGGGGTTCCAGCTTTAACTATCTTTTTGCCATTCACTTTTGTTGTAACTTCTTCAAAATCCAAAGTAAGAGGTATAGCCTCGTTTGGCTCTCTCTTGAGAATTTGCACATCACCTGAGTATGTTGTTTTTTCGTACTGCATATTCATACTTGGCATCTATATTTCCTCCTTAAATATAATGTTTCAAAATATCATTTTTTGTATTTTGTTTTTCAATAAGACCGGCAGCTATTTTTTCCGCCTCCGTCTTTGTGTCACTTGAATTGCTACCTGTGCCACCATTACCCGGCGGTGTTGAGCCGTTGGCTATCTCTTTCTCTTTAGCCTGGGCGGCGGCAGTTTCTTTATCTGCGATAATCTTTCCAAGAGCGTCATAATCCATGGAACCATCATCCTTAACCACTAGCTTTGCCTGTTCAGCGGAAATCTTGAATTTCTCGGCTGCACTTGTTCTCTGGCTTGCAATTGCCTGTGTCTTTTCAAGCTCTGCTATCTTCTTCTGAGCATCTTCAAGAGCTTTGGCATTTTTTTCCGCCTCAGACATACTCTGCCCCTTTAAATCCTCATACTCTTTTTCAATAGCCTTGAGTCTTTCAAGTTCTGTGTTGTTCTTATTTGCCTTTGCGTTCGCAGATTGAACGTCCTTACCATTTTCAGCCATGACTTTTTCGATCTGCTCATCGGTCAAACCCATTGATACTAAATCTTCTCTTTTCATTGATTACCTCCGTATGTCTACGTTTTTATACGGTGCAACGCCACCGATTGACATTGCCGTTTTCTACGCTCACGGCACTTGCGAAATTTTGTATAAAAAAAGCAACCACAAACGTGATTGCTAATTTCCATTGATTATATTGTTGTATTGTTCTTCTGTTATCAGTCCTTTATCACAGGCTTGCTTAACCATTTCAGCATTCCATATATGATAGACTTGATACCACTTTTTTATTTTTTCATACATAGCTATTCCTCCGCCAGCAGTGTGTTAGTCATCATTGCCGTATATGTTACTTGTGCGTCTATGCGCTCAATATCAGACGGTATTTTGGCTGGTTCATAGCCGTCATACTTCTGAGGATTGTTGTTGATGTCTTGAAGATTAAGACTTTCAACAGGAGCATGAAACTGTGTTCCATCATACTCATAATATGTATGTGTTTTTGACTGTTCTCCGGGTTCTGCATATTCTTCTGTCTTAATTCTTTCATTAAGACACAAGTACACCCATGCTATTCCTTTGGTATCTATTTTTATGACAACTTCTTGCTGTGGTTCTTCTGCTCTTACTATCATTGCTTACCACCTTTCTTGCTACCTTAAGCAATTCCCAGTTCGCCCTGCCAAGCCTGTTCCAACAATTCAAGCAACAAAAGCCCTCTTTAGTTAATTAGACTTATATATTTTTGGAATGTAGATATTCGTAGCGCATTCAATGACCACCTCTTTTTCTCCACAATTAAAAAGAGAGAGGTCAAATGCATTTGGCTTTTCAGATGTTTCATTCTGGATTTTAATAAGTCCGTTAATATATGAATTAAAAATAACTTCTCCAATTCCTATGATTTTAGTATTTGAAGGAATAATGGTATTATACTGCCTCCATAAATCTTCTGATGATTCTGGGATTGACTGTGCATACTCAGTTCCGCCTATTTCCTCGAAAATATCATAAACGCCTCCATCAACATATACAATCTTATCTAGTCCATCATCTGGCAATGATTTAATACACTCCGTGAATGATGTGTACTCTTTTCCAGCACCAACGTAATACTTTTTTTCTTGGTTGGGTTTATTTGTGATTTGTGAATAATTTATTTCAACATCTGCTTTTATCTTTTTGTTCCTGTTGCTCTACATCATCTATAGTTAGATATATCTTATCCAAGTATTTTTTTGACAGTAAGAATGTCTTTTCTGCGTCCCCCACAATCCAACAGTCTTGATTGCGACAAGTGGATGTATTCCAGCCTGCAATAAGACAACTAAAGTTTGAGCCTTAGTGTACATATTATCCTGTGGGCTATGGTTTATCTGCACTGAAAAATCTCTAACTGTCAACTTCAAATCATCTGCATACAGTCTGATTGCATTAAGTGCAAGTTTTGCAAGTTGTTTTTCCGATGTTGCAACAAGTGGGTCTTTCAACTTTGTTCGTGTCTTGCTAAAATCCCAGCCGTTCCTTAACTCGACAGCTCCTTGCGTATCTCCGCCGGTGTTGCCTTGCTTAGTTGGGATCGCTAGAATAGTCTGAACATTATCCCACAAATCGTCTTTGGCAACCTGAGTCTGAGATTGGTTAAGCTCTTGCGACATAACATCTACATCAGCGTTGTTGACACCGTTGGTTGATTTAACAACCAAGGCACCCATTTCTTTCATGGCTTTAAACTTGTCCTTATCAACGTCACAATTAACAAACTTAATCCACGACTGCACAAACTGTTCTATGCTATCCATTCTGTTGGATTGCATGTTGTTTATTGCGTCAAGCATATCTATAACAAGTTCAATATCGCTTATTCTTTCATGGTTGTTAGGATACTCAACAATCGGTATATCTCCGTAAGCATGCAATCTCCAGTCTGCAACTGTACTGTTATATATCTTGCACTCATGTGTGGCTGTGTAACACTGCTTGTACCACTTGCCATCACTGTCCTTAAGTTCTGTGACAGCAATCATCGGTTCTTCAGTGTTACTGTTGTATATGATAAAAGTATTGAGTGGGCAAGGTGTAACAATCCTGAACGGTACATCACCGTTCGGGTTGAATTGGATAGCTTTAAATGCTGTACCAGTGGCAGATTGCCATTCACCAGCCTTTATGTCCTTATCTTGCTTACAGGCGTCTACCATGTAATCATTTAGATCGTCAACTGCATTATTGATCGCGTCATCATCTTTACGGCTGATATACTGTACTGGTTCCCCGTATGTCTGTCCGACCTTGAACTGCACAATTTCATATGCATGATTTTCTACGATGTAATTGATTACATCATCACGAATTACTTTAGTTCTGTACCTTATTGGTTGGTCGCCTTTGTAATAATTCCATAAATACTTTATAATTGGCTTATTCCAGTTAAATACTCCTATGCACTCACCGACTACATTCACAATATTATCCGGTGTAATGGTGTCTACATTGGTATATGCTATTTTTCTACCGTAGTGGCCTCTTACAAGGTCTTGCAAATGTAATCTGTTCATGTTAACTCCTACTTCATGAGTTCATTTACTCTCTTTTGAATCTTATCAGGATCATAGCCTGCCGCCTTAAGCCTATCGATACGTTCCTGTCCGTTGCCCCAGCGACCAGCAATGACCTCATGTGCAACCGCATTGATGATCTTATCCTGTGTCATCTGTGATGCCTTAACGAGCTTGTTTACTGCAGCCTGTACCTTGTTGTAGTCATAACCAGCCTTGGTGAGCCTTGCCTTGCGATCAGCACCATTGCCCCACTTGCCGGCAAGCACTTCCCTTGCGATCGTATTAACACTCTTCTTTACCGGCTTAATAGTGGCAATCTTCACAGCCTTAGTAGCCAGCTTGCGCCATGATGCTGCACTTATGTATGCTTTGTTGAGGTCAAGGCTACCGTTATAGCCAGGGAGTTTGCCAACGGATGTGTACTGTCTGAGTAAACAGTTATAAGCTCCCTCGTTCCACGGATGTTTCTGATAACCAGTCTCAACATAGTCTGGGTACTGAGCCACCCACAGGCCATATCCAGCCTTTTTTACGGCGTTCATAGCACTCTTCTGGATGTAGATAAGCGGTTTGATGCCGGTCTTTCGATATACATAGCTACACCATTCCAGACACCACTCAAGATCATTCTTGCCAAACTGAGGGTTATTCTTCGCCTCCCAGTCAAGTACAATGATCGCTTTGCCGATATACTTCTTGACATATGTAAGGAAGTAGTCTGCCTCTTTTTGTACGTCACCGCCATTGGCGTAATGATACGCACCTAACAGTTTTTTCTTGTTCAGAACTTTGTCACAGTGACTTGTAAAGTATCTGTTCTTATAGCTTGTTCCCTCAGTTGCTTTGACAATACAAAAATCAAAAGGAACTTTGCTTAAATCTATATTTTCGTCGCCTTGCCAGGCACTAATATCTATTCCGTTCATTGTTTGTACCTCCTTTTACATTAAAAAAGCACCAGTAAAGCTACTGGTGCCTCTAAAGGGTTTATGAGGTTTGAAAAAGTATGAGAAAAAACAAAGTGTTTATCAATCAACTTGTTCATGATATATTATATAATATGTTTTATGGGACATTCTAGGACATTTAAGGACTACTTATATGTGTTTCCCCATTTTTGTTCAAATTCTTGTAATGCTTTACCATGTCTTCGTATAATCTGTTTGTAACAATAATTCATCTCTATTGCCATTTTTTCAAAAGTCTTTTGCTCAACGTATCTCGAAAATAAAATCTGATAAGTCATTTCATCCGACATGCCATCTATCTGGGATATAATTATTCGCTTGTTGTCAATGTATCTATCAACAAGCGTATCTATTTCATTTTCCATCTGCTCAATCTTAGACACAATCTTGTCCATTGTGTCATAGCTAGGTGATGACTGCACTCTTTCATCATTTTTGACTGCCGATACGCTACAAGCCATAGATCTGTACTGTGCAAGCTCCACTAGCTTATTATTGATAAGTCGGTCATATCTGCCTATTTGTTGTAGGTATTCCTTTGTTTCCACCAATCAATACCTCCTAAATGGGTTAATTGCAGGTTCTGCAATTGCATATTCGCCCCCGATTCCATAAATCATATCGCAAAGCTGTGCAGTCGCATCGACACCATCATCATGTTTATTTTTTCCCTCTGTTTTATACATAATAATATTTTGAAAATATTTATTATATTCTTTGGTTCTATGTTTTCTATCAATAAAATACAGTTTTCTTATGTCCGGCGCATGATTTCTAATTCGATCTAACTTTGATATGGTATTTGGAGCTGGATCATGAGTTGCATTAACCATTGCGCCAACTTTAGACCATTCCTTTTCGCAAAGTATTCTATATTCCGCGGTTGTTTTTGTTTCCTCAAAGTGGACTTCTGCCGTTTTCGGAGCCCACTTTCGTAAATGCCAAGCAATACGATTAACAACTTCTGGTATTGTAACTTCTTTATCTCCATCGTTGTAAACAGCATCGGTAACATAATAATTATTGTCATACTGATAGCAAATCGGCATAGCTACAAAATCGCCACCACCATAGGCAGGATCAACTGCTGCAAATATTCTATCCGGAGCTCTATCTGGTAAATCTTCTGGATTAAAAAACTGCATATTATCTGTGCTAAACAATGCTCCATGTCTTTCGATAGGCGTTTGCTGATCTTGCGCATACCATGAGGCCATATCATCATTTTCCTCGAAAGATGCTCTTATCATCAAGTAATCCTGTGTAGAATATCCAAGATTATATGGATAATCAAAATTACTTTCATCATTTTCATTCAGGGCTGGTATGATTATTGCTCTCCATCGTCTCTGTGCATATTCCGGGTTATTTTGCAACAAATTAAGCCTACGCCCCTGTACATCTCCAGGAGCCCATCTTGTACCCATATTTATTAGTTTTGCTTTACGTTTAAGACGTTTCATAAAATTGTTGTCAAACTTTCCCCACACGGTAGCTTGTCTATCTTCCGACAGTGCTTCTTCAATACCACTAAATAAATCATCATCAACAGCCATACCGGAACAATCACACGCTCCATTCAGAGTTCCATAAATAGACCTCATTGTGAATGTTGGGTATGTCTTTTTTCTAATAATATCTATAGTGGTATCTTTACCATCTGTAATAGGTCTCTTTACAACGTTTTTAGGGAACATTTCTCCGTATGTGTATGTTGGGTCAAGAATAATTTCCAGAAGTCCATCGTAAAATCCGCCAGTTATTTTGTCAGAATATGCAGTATACAAATTAGATTGTTCAGGGAATTTTGACCCATACCACAAAAAGCCCAACTTCACTATTTGTGTCTTTCCAATTCTTGAAGGGCAGTTAACAAATAATTCGTCTAATTTATCATCTACAAGGTCTTGTATTCCATTTGCCACTTGTCTCAACGGATTTATTCTAGGCTGATAAAATCTTTCTTCTATCGGTCTTTTGCGCTCCAAATACAGCATAAAACTTTCAAATACTTCATTGGATTCCGTAAGAAGTGTTGAATAATATTGATTGACAAGCTCTATCTCTGTCTTGTTTGCCTGGGCGAATTTCTCTATTTCCCATATATCCATTCCGAATTGTTTCAAACAAAATTGATTCACAATCGCCTTTGACCTTGCCGTGCATTCAAGCATTGTAGTGATATCACCATCATTTTTGGCTAGTTGGCAAGTATCAAGATAGGCATTGATAATTGTTTCGTCTATGCCCCGGATATCTATATATTTTTCGCAATCCTTAATCAAATTCTGTAATTCAGACATAAAAATAGCACCTCGCTAAAAAGCAGAGGTGCTATGGCCTCTGCCTATAATTTTTCTAGGGTAGCGGCTACAATCAATCTGTAGCCGGTAATATATTTATTTGCCAATTCCTACAGTTCCTAAGTATTCAACACTGTCTTTTGAAGTATAGACAATGATTTTATCGTTGCGAACCATATTGGGTTTTTCTGTAACTTCGATTTTGTTCTCATCTTCTGTAAAAATAAATTCAACACTTCCATTGTAGGTTATCAGTTGTCTGTTTATACAAACTGTAATTATCTCATAGTTGTAAGCAGGGGCGCGTGAAACTGTACTTTGGTATCTAGCGTAAATTCCACTTTGTATCTCTTCTATTTCGCATTCGTATTTTTTGGTTTTATTAACCCAATTTAAAAATAATATCAGTGCAACAATGCTAATAACAATAACAATAGTGGGAATAATGATTTTAAAAAATTTTTTCATAAAAATTCCTTTCCACTGATAATCAATAACTAAACATTTACTAATTCATCTGTATACCTTGTCATTTCAATTTGAGTTCCATTATCATCTTTTGTGCAAACAGTCACATATCTACCGGAGATGCTTTTAATATCTCCTATGCGGATTTCTGTTTCATCATCTTTAAATCTGTAACACTCACGCATTTTCTCAATACAGTTATTCATCTCTGATATTTTCATAATATCACTCCTAACAATTTATCTTTATTCCCTCTGTCAATATGGCGGTTTTATCCTCATTCAGAATTGTATTTCCGTTTTCATCCGTTTTATGCCATCGTGCATTAACTTTAATCATTGGACTTTGGTTTGAATGACCGATAAAATGTAACTCCATGTCCGTGCAGTTTACTTTTTTGCCGTCAATAAACACTTGTGCAGTTTCTCCATCGGATTTTATCATAATTTTTTCTTCTGCCGACTCAAATGGTTCACATTTATACATAGATTTCCAACTATCCTCATACCACCTATCCATTTGAGCAATAACACTTTTTGCATAATATGTAGGTTTGCTCATTGTCTTTGTACGGTTGCATAAGACCTCTTGATAGTTTTCAATTATAAATCGACAAACATTGCCATCGTATTCATAATCTCTGTAAAATTGATAAAATGTTTTTAAATTTTTAACAAAATCAATTAGTGTTTTCATTTCTCATAAACCTCTTAAAATCTTTCCTACACTTAGGGCACAAATCATATTTGTGTTCGTTTCTCCATATAGCCATTGGGAGTGTTTGTTTTGCTAAATCTTCTGTCGTGTATATAGTTTTCTTATGTAAAGGTTCTAATTCTTCTGTTTTGAAATGAGCGTATTTCTCATTGTAAAATGTCATTTCTTTTCCGCACCTGTCGCAAGTGTACCATTCTCTTTCATGTTTCATTGAATCTCTCCCATGATTGTGGCAAATACTCCACAGTTCCATCATTTTCCGACTTTTGCCATCCACTATCGCTACTGTAGTTATCACGGCAAATAGCACCTGTGCGTGATACCACAATATAATTGCCGTCTTTTTCAGGATTGCCACGTCTAAAGTGCTCTTCTGTGTATTCTTGTTTACGATTGTCCACCGTCATTATTATTCTCATTCCAATACACCTTAAACCCATGCTTTTTATATTCTGCAACCGCATTTTTAAGACTGCCTATATCTTCATATTTCTCGTTTAGCATAATTGCTTTGTCATCCTTAACTACGGCATATATACCAAATTTAACAGCCTTTGACGCTATTTTTTAAACTCCTCTAAAGCCTTTCCTATTCATCGTGTACACGCTAGCATCAATATTAACTATCATTTCTCCACCAACTTCCTGCCACAAATAGGGCAATAATTTATGTCAAACCGCCCCGATCCATATTCGTTTCCACTATTGTCGTAGGACAGATGCCAGTTATGTGTATCGCCAACTATCATTGCATTTCCGTATGTATAACCATTTTCTATCTTTTCACTTTTGCCATCGCAAAATCTACACACTTTTACTTCTCCTCATCTTCAAAAACAAACAACGTGTCCGGAAATGGTTCTCCGCTAAATAGCATATTGAGGTATTTCAAAAAGGTCGGAGTACTCATTCCGGCTATTCGTGCAGCTTTAGCCTGTGTAACTCTACCAGCCATATATTCTGCTACTGCCTCCGAAAACTTATCCGGATCGCATCTATGTACGCCACCAGCCATATTTCACCTCGTAATAACATTTAACAAATAGCAGAGATGGGATTTGAACCCATGACCTCTAGCTTATGAGGCTAGCGAGCTGCCAGACTGCTCTACTCCGCGTCATTATACATACGGCATACTACATAGCCGCATGCCGGGGCTTGTGATTATTTACTCTGGGAGGAGTATTCGACCGCCTATACGGCTACAGTTGGCATTCTGTAGGCTGATTTTCACAAAACACTCACCGGACCTGGTGACGGTCCTTTATTCAGCATTCCGCTAGTGAGTGAAAGGAGCACAAATGAAACAAACATTTGTCCGGTCAAGGTAAAAGAATTTGAAAACCTTAACCGCATGAACGATATGGGACTCGAACCCACGACCCTTTGATTAAAAGTCAAATGCTCTACCAGCTGAGCTAATCATTCATATTCGCCTTGTATGGTCTCAAGGCTCCCATGGTTAGTCATGGTGGACTGTATAGGTGGAAAGGCTACTTGCAACAACTGCCTATACTCAGTAGCGGGGCTAGTGGGATTTGAACCCACGGATACAGGAGTCAAAGTCCTGTGCCTTACCACTTGGCGATAGCCCTATTTGTATTTCTCCATTTCATTAACGCTCATACCGACTATTCCGGCTGATTCATCACTGTCGGTATGTTTAAAGTATTCTCCACTTTGCGGCCACATGTATCTGAACATAGCATAATTGGCAACATCAAGAAGATATTCCGTATTTCCTGTCTCTTTAAACTTTGCAAGGCATTTTTCAAGCTGCCTATTGCATCAACATTGCCTGTGGCAAAATTTCTTCCAGCTCTGCCATACTTATAATGACTTTGAACCACTAAAGCCTTGCGTTTTTCATCAAATTGTAAACTGTAGTCAGTTTTCAGAATATCATCAGTCACACTCATTGTTTTTGCCCTCATAATCCAAACATACATGTTCAGGTTCAACATAATCTGAATAATATTCGCTGTTCTGATTGTTACAAACCTTATCACCATCTTCTGTTATGCAGTATTCACAATTGCTGCATTTATCTTTTGCCATAGTGATTACCTCCCAATGTTTAGTTATTCTTGCTGAGATTTATTCCAAACGCCACAGCCTTAATTAAAGCAATTACGCCCATTAAGATATATATCCAAACAGGAGCATTAAGTTTTATTGCAATCCAAAGTAAAACGATAAGTTCAATCATATGTCGCCCTCCTGTTTGTGATTGGCTCTCCAAGTGTCAAATCCATCCGGATATCTGTTTTTAAGTTTTTCCTTGTTCGTCTGCATAACATCATCAAGGGTAAATCCGCTTGCATCACAGATCATGCAACATACCACATTACATCACCGCATTCTTTCTTCAAGTGGTCTATGTCTATGCCTTTTTCGTGAAATACGCCCTTTTTAACAAGATCAGCAACTTCTCCCGATTCGCCTGTAAGGCCTATAACACCATTAAGCAGTTCAGCAACGTCTATTCCATTTGTCGTTGAAACAGCATTAAGAAGTCTATCTCTATTTCTGCCATCATTTGTACGCATGGCAGCCATTTGATATTCAATTCCGTTCATTTTGTTCCTTTTGGGGATTTTATAGTTTTGTCTGATGTGATTAAAGAATATCTATCTGACCGATAGATAACTATTATGTATGTATTATATACACATTATTTGGATTTTGTCTATATTTTTTTCTGAATTGCGATTATATCATCTATTGGGACTTTAAACAGTGCTGACAAAATTATCAGATTGTCAACTGTAGGTATTGATTTTCCTTTTTGCCATTTGTATATCGCATTTGGATTTGCAAATTTAAGTATGTTTTGTAAATCTTTAACACTTAGTCCTTGTTGCTTTCGATAATGTACTATGTTTTGACCTGTTTTACACATATCTATAACAGGTATATCAATCATATATTCTCACCAACCCTATGTTTATTTGTTTTGCCGTTATGTGTAGATTTATACTTGATGTATTTATATGTGGCTGATAAGGTCTTTTTTATTTTAAAAATATTTGGGGGGCTTAGTAGGGGCTCTCCTAGGATCCTGTCACACCCCCACCCCCTCCAGCGTTCTTTTCTAGCACTCATTTTGTCTAAGTGCCAATATTGTTTTAATTGTTCGCACAATTTACTATTATGTCGCTTATGCCTTTGTATCTATTCGCAAAACCCACGTTTCACGCACAATTATATATTTATTCCGTGTTGTTACCGTCAAAAAGTGGCTTATTTCCTACGTTTTCAGCCTGTCCTAAATTGTTTGAATTGTTCACGCAATTTGACATGGCACAATCAACCTCTATAGCCTCCGCCTGTGCTGAATTGTCCGGGAGTTTGGCACAATTTAACTCTAGCATCTGTCGCACATCGGCAGCAGATAAGGCTGGTTTTTCTACGCTTTCACGCTCACGCCCGGCAAATTCCAACTGAACCGCCTATTCATAATCATAGCCATGGCCACCGGATTTTTATTACTCCACAATTTTGACTCGCCGGAATCCTCGTATTCTGTAATCAATTTTTCATAAATTTCACGGGCCGATGAGTCAAGCACCCTCGCGCCTCTGCCCCAGTCCCATATGGTATCATGTTTAATACCAGTCAATTTACAAAAACCACTTATAGTACAACCTTTATCATATAGACCACACATATATATATAATAATCACATATATAATTAACATACTCTATATTATAAGCTCCACAATTAGACAAAGCTAAATTGCTATTATTATTATTATAATTAGCATATTTACCTTGTAATTTTAATCTATTAGTACCTTTGAAAGCATGATTATATATATATATTAAGCAGGCATTCCACACCGTCTGGCTAACAGATCGCAAGTTATCAATTTGTTGCTCTTCGCAAAATTGCTGTAAATATAATTCTATGTCATTTTCGAAACTTTCCGCCGTCTCTGTCATGTCCTTGCCTCCTCTCTAGCTATATATTATATATATACATATACAAAAACCGCATAGAATACAATTAAATATACTCTATGCGATACCTCTTTAGTGTTTAGATATGAATAAAAAACATCAATAAAATATATATCATTGTTTTATTGATTTGTCAATGCTGATTTTTATGGCCAGTTTGCGACCTGATCCCACATTTTGTTATATTCATTTATTGCCTCCCGTTCTGTCAGATCGAACAATGTTGGATAGTTCCAACTTCCATCACTCTGCCGGCCGGCTTTGTGCTGCTCAAGCTGTTCTATGCAGACACTTGCGCATGTATGTGCATAAGGTCCTAAATCCAACATGCAGCGCGCCCGGTTGTTTTTCTCTTCAAAAATTGCGAACACATCACACATAGACGCCGGGGGCAGTCCACTTTTTTGTGCTGATCTGTTATACTCCTTTATCATTGTTTGACGGCTATTTATATTTAACTTATAACAATAACCACGTTCCAACACTTTTTCTATACCTCCAACATTTTAATATATAATAAGCATAAAAAAACACGGCTATTATATCAATAATAACCGTGTGACAAAGTTTGACATTTTACAAAATATATTCTATCACATATCTATTACCCTCAAAAGTGACTAGATCCATATCCCAGTTTACAAGTGGGCCATCGTCCGAATTTTCAAACAGCTTTAATTCTCTGTCCCTCTAAGTTTTTTTACCATGTCCCAATATGGCAATTCGGTACATTTTTTTACATATTCCGCATCACAACCCGCCTCTAACGCTTTGCGGATTTCTTTCATTGCAAAGTCTGTATACTTTGCAAATGCGTGATATTCTGGATAGTCCGGCCACGCATATATTAACACCTGCTCAAGTGTTAATCCATGTTCAAAGCCTTTTCTTATCTCTTTCGCTTCAAGACCATCAAACATTCCCTCGGCTATTAGTTTTACGCCTTCCGGGCATATTTTGTGCAATATTGCCTTGTATATCTCCTTTCTCTTGAAGTATAGATCACTCCAAGAGGCTACTAATTCCACTTCTTTGTCTGTGAAATTATGTTCTATTGCCTTTCTTATTATTTTCATATCCAATTCACTAAAATTTGGATTGACATATATTTTTATCTGATCTTCTGTCAGTCCGTGTGCAAACCCCTTTTCGACTTGTGCTATTTGTTCATTTCTGTAATAAACACCGTCAATAGTGTTAAATTCATAATCAATCTTCATTTTCCTTGACCTCCTCAGTATCATATATTATTATATAATAGTCTCATATCATGGTTGCTTGATATGATGGACCGCTAGCAACTCCAGCGGTCACGGATTGAAACAATAAGGTTTTTAATATAGCGGGTATAAGCTCGCTATATTATTTTTGCATTTTGCCGGCACTGTAACAGCTGTAAAAGCTATCTACAAGTTTTCCCAGCTGCTCCGGCGTCAACTGTTCTTGTAAATCTTCCGGAATCCATTTGAATGACTCTCGGAACGTATCGCCCATATTTCCAATTTTTGAATTTTTCTGTACAAGCTGGAGCTTGTACATTTCGCCGAGCTCCTCAATTGTGATCTCCCCGGCTTTTACCGCCTCACGGCCCTCTTTTGTCAATATTGACAGCGCTTTATTTTTGTTTATAACTCCTATTCCTTCGATTCTCATTTTTGCTCCTCTCTTTCTCCGCCTCTGGCGGTTTAAAAATTAATCAAGTTCAAATGTTCCAACCTCGGAACAGTCGGCCTTTTCTGCCTCATGCTGTTCTTTTGTCCAGATCTGATTTTTCCATGCGGTAGGTTTTCCCACCGTCACGGAACCCCACTGGTCGCCGTTTTTGGCAATTATGTATTTTGTGTCATCCACAAATACATAAATAAAATTCTGATCCATCTTATATGGTCCTGTTATCTTCATTTCTTTGCCTCCTTTGCATTCTTTCTTTATCTGATGTATGCATTATATCATTTTGTGCCTTATATGTCAACGTTTATTTTGTGCCTTATTTCAATATTTTCTCTTCGCGTTCTAGTTTTTCGGCAACTGCCAGCTTGATGAAGTCATTTGCGCTATACTTCAAGGCTTTTATTCGTTCTTTCGTGCCTTTTGCTAATCTGCAATTAATGCGCTCGTATTTATCATCATATTTATAAATAGCCTTTCGTGTTGCCGCGCTTGTTTTATATTCCATTTTTCCGCCTCCTTTTCACTTGTTGATATATCTATAATATATTGTTGTGCCTTATATGTCAAGTAGATCTATCACAGTCAAGTAGATCTATCACACATTAATATAGCGATCCCCTTTTGTTTGCTTTGTGCCTTATATATATTGTACAATTTACAAGCTGTTTTGTGCCTTATATTTGTGTATTATTCCATCTTGTTTTGTGCCTTATATCGTAGTATCATTTAACCATAGCAAAGAGATAACAACCTTGACAATTCCACATGACAGACATTGACGACTTGCAAAAGCTTGCCGCCGGTGCCTGGTGGATAGCAAGGCAGAAAATACAAAGGAGAATAAAAAAATGAGAATAATTAAAATTTATGACAGAGCAACAAAAAGTTATATCGGAGAGGTAAAAGCAAACAAAGATCAGATCAGAACAATTGAACATGTTTTCATTGTTAAGGAGGTATAAAAACATGAGATATTATCACAACGTTCCAACAGGATGTGCCCCGAAATGGGAGCAGATCAGCAAGGCAACATATAACATTATGTTAGACTGCTACAAAACAGCCGAGGCAACACCGGAGCAGATCGCACAAAGAATAAAAAAAGAATGTGATCCCGGCGATCCGATTATATATGGCCCCGGCGATCCAAAAAACGCCGTGACATGTGAATTTTACATGTCATTTGAAAAAGGCGGCGAATGTCTCATATATGCCAAGTGCGCCGGCGTTCAATCCTTGCACCGGCGGACATGTTCAAATTTTAGCCGAAAGCTGGAGCGTCAGCCGGGGACGGTCTCCCGGCTCTGATGATGGCAGACCAGAAAAGAATATATTTTAGGAGGTAACAACATGAGAAACTACACAGAGGAAATAAGAGCGCAGCACGACGGCAAAATTTACAGAGAGGTAATAACTTTTACTGATCTGGATAAGAACGGCAACAAGATAATTGTTGAGCTGTCAAGAGGACGCAGAGGAAAGGCGGAATACATCGCCGTTGATGTTACAAGGCTGGACGGTGAGGGCGTTTACACCGGTGCAATGGATCTTAACCCACAGGTGAAGAGACAGGAGCGGAAAATAAACGGCGTTAAATGTGTTAATTATGTTATTGTTCCGGGTTGGCTTCTTGCTCCAACGGATGACAATAAAAATAAAATATTAGACGAGATAGCCCGCCGGGCATTCTCGTAAAATCGGCAAGAATTAAAGGAATTTCGGGCGGTTCGATTCCGCCCCTTGCTGCTACCCGTAGAGGGAATAAAACAAAAAGGAGAATAAACACAATGAAAATTGACATGTACAACGGCGACCACGCCACGGATGCGGACAAGATCAGAATATTTTTTAATGATTCAACCTGTAAGGGGTTGGATCTACAAAAATAATAACATCATTGGCGATTTTACTGCCAAGGATTCAACGGAAATTAATTTATATTTTCCGCAGTTTACAATAAATTATGATTAAGTATTGAAATTATTATATTATTATGATAAATTAAATATAATTTCTACTTATGTAGATAAATTATATTTTTTATCATTTATTTTTTAAAAATAAGGAGGTAAAGAATATGTTAAATTGGCAAGGCTGTAGAAACGTTACAGAAAACGAAAAGAAAGCAATTAACACCGCATTGGAGGAATTAAATTTCTCAGGGAAAACAACCGAAGAAATACAAGAATTAATAAACAATGACGTCATTGTTTTGTCGGATTGTCGCAGTGGGAAAACATGTATATGGTACCTTGATGGTGATGGCTTTGATTGCGCTGTATACGTTGATAATTGCGAAGTTCTAACAGAAGAACAAGAGCAAAAAGAATTATTGTAGAAAAAAGGGGGCGCACAGGTTGCGCCCTTTTGCCGTTCCTGGCGGGTCGTGGTTGGTTCAATTCCAGTCGGGCGGCTTTCTGATCTTTGATAATATAATATTGCTATGTCGGCGCCTGTGTGCTATGCTGTTCATGTATAGCTTTATTAACTGTATATTTATATCTAATTGTATGAATTGTTTATACAATTCTATGCAATTATATCATATGTTACGGCTTATTAATTGCGCTACCTGCTGCCGTTTCTGGTGGTTGATCTCGCTCGGTTTATATTTCTGTTGTATGAGCAAAAATAACAACGCGTTTATTTGCGTTTTAAGGCTTTTTGAATGTGTGGGCGTGTAAATCTGCTAACAGTGACACGCAAAGCAGTGAACAAAGTCTAGCGCGGCGACAATGGCATATTATAACCCCTGTTGGCGGTGTTCTTTTGCCGTGTGGCTGGTTCCGGTTTGGGTTATGCCTTACTTCACCACGTTGAAGTGTTTCGATTTTGTTCAAAAATCTGAACAAAACTCGCATAAAATTGAGAAAAAGTTGAGAAAAATTTTTTTGACCGTCCGAAATTTTCAGAATTATTTGATAGGGGGGTATACATTAATCCGAATATTTTTTTATAAGAATTTTTGAAAAATTAATTTTTATTTTTGATTTGATACAATAACAAGGGCTTTGGCAATATAGTGTGATTGTCCTAACTCTTCTATCAGCTTTTTCCTGGTCATTTCTGGGTTAGTTCGTCTTATATATTTTAATATCTTATCTATGTTATCCATACATTCTATCTCCCATATATCCTGTTAATATATCAACAATTTCAAATACTTGGTCGCCGTATGTAGCAACAAAGTCACACAGCATCTCTTCCTGTTCTATCGGCATATATATGTCATACGACATGCAGACACAATGACACAGCTCATGTATAATCACTTTACGCAAAAATGCACCATGTAAACTTTTAGCCAAGTATATACAGTGGGTATTCATATCTGTTACTCCTACGCTCATAGAGCCATCTGTACGGCTCAATAACAAACTTTTATTGTCTACCCATACAATTTGCCATTGAATACCATTTAATTCAAAATTCAAGCTATATGCCCCCTTGAAACGCAAGAGAGCGACTATGCGCTCCCTCACGCTTATATACATCATGTGTAATTGTTACAGTTTTGTTACAAGTGTAGACATTTTGGATTTGAGCATTGACCGTTCTTCCGGGGTCATGCTGCCGATCACATCTGTAATGTCCTCACTAACTCCTTTGAGGTACTTCTCAAGTTCCTGCATAGTTGTGTCTTTATCCTTATGCATCTCTTTCGCTTCGATGTATGATCTCCTCATCATGCCACTTTTGCCCTCTCTGCTGTCTCTTGTAGCAGTCGTTGGCTCTGTATAGTGCATTCTACCACTCATGCGGTCAAGGTCTCTCATTCTTTCCTGCATTGGCTTATCTTCCCATGTCCTATAATCGTCTGGCATTTGATGATAGTAAGGAGGCTCTATATAACCGCGCCTTGTTCCTCTGCCTTTCGGTGCAAATCTGCCATTAGCATAGCGGTAATTATCATAGAATCTTCTATCTGGATAATCTTCGTACTGTTCAACCATACGCATAATGTCCTCATTATCTTCTGACTTTTCCATAGCTTCAACAATTCTGTAATCCTTGTCAAAGCAAGCTATGTTCTTTGCTATTTCTGTAAAATCTTTTAAATCGTCAAGGTTCTGTCCCTCGAAGTTATCCAATCCGATTGCTTCAACTTTCGCCTTGACACATTCCATAATTTGTTTAGCCCATTTATGCATAATATCAAGCCTCCCTTACTGCGATTAAGTTACTATTCTGCACTTCAATAGCCTGTGCCGATGTATTCTGCACCGCTACTGTACTGCAACAACCGCAAGGCACATCAATATAAGCCTGTGCCGACACATTAAAGAAATTCTCAACTGCTGCCGGAGTAACTATCATTCGTGTTGACTGTAAAGGCTCTCCATCTACTGCAATAGCAAGTGAGATAGCTTCAACTGTACCGCCTGTTGGTATCTGGATATTACCGCTATAGGATACTAAAAATCTTGCCTTGCACTGATTTGTAATGCCTCTTAGCTTGATAATTCCGCTTCCCTGTCTGTGAACTATACATTTAGTGCCACATACCGGTGTTTCTGTAAATGCTACATCTTCTCCAGCAGCAACTGTTTGTAATGCAATCCCTGTTATTTCCATTATCTTTACCTCTCTTTCACAAAATAAGGGCAAACATATTTCAGTCTGCCCTTGGGTTAAAAAGTAATACTGCATAGCAGACATAATCATGTTCAATCGGTTAAAACCGGTTAAATCGGTTAAAATCGAGTTCAACTCAATTAAGATACTCAATTATTTGCGTTTACGTAGCTGCTACTTTTAGCAGCCACAGCCTGCATTGCAACCACATCCATAAGCATAAGCATTAGGATTAGGCACAACATAAGCTGGAATAGCTGTAGGATTTACAGAGTTGATAATCTGCTGTGTTTGTGCTGTCATTGCAGTAGTCAGAAGTGCATTCTGTCTATCCTGTGATGCGGCGAGCCTTAAGCTATTGTTTTCTGCCTGCAATGTGGCTATCTTGTCATGGCATAAGTAGTCAAGGATTGCTCTTGTTCCTGCATTCTGGCTGTCAATAATATCTCTTGTATTATTGTTCATTGTATTCTGTAAAGCACAAGTGTTGGTTGCCATATTGTAGTTTACGCCCTGTATGGCTTCTCTTGTTTCACAGCAACAGTTTGCAAGCTGCGCCTGTAATGCATTTGTATTCTGCATATTAGCGACTGTATCAGCATTGATAGCCTGCTGAATGCCATAGCCCATCTGCATGATATTTGTATTAATACCATTGAAGCCAGTAAGCATGCTGTTGTTCATGGCATAAAATCCATCACAAAGTCCGTTAGAAATGCCGTCTAACTTGCTGATAACTGCTGAATTATCAAATCCTCTCTGAATATCAGCTTGTGTAGCTGCTGTCGCAACATAGCCACCGCCATTGTTGCCGCCAAAACCGCCAAATCCACCATTGCCCCATCCAAAGAGCAAGGCAAATACAACGATTATCCAAAGCCATCCGCCGTCAGCCCAACCACCATTGTTATTGCCATTACCATCAATGTTAGCCACTAAAGGTACGCTGGCACAATTTGAGTTTGAAAACATATTGTTACCTCCTGAAAATATATTCATAAAGATGTCACCTAGGTAATTTGCAAAGACATCTAATATGCTACTAATTACCAAATCTACTTTTTATCTGATTAAATACATCATCTGCATTTAATCCTTTTTCTTTGCACAAGTTTCTAGCCATTTGCTCTATACCCTGTACGTTGCCTTGTTGTGCCATATTGATAGTATTTTTCATCATAGGATTACTCATAATCTGATTATTTCCCATCATCTGCTGTATAAACTGTTGTGGGCCAGCTTTCATCATTTGAAAAATGTTAATTGGGTTCATTCTTCGTCACCACCTTTACTTTGTGATCGCGAATTTTTTCTTTGAGAACTTGTTAGTTTACTTTCAATTTCTTCAATTTTTGAATATAGGTTATCCAGTCTTGTTGTAATACCCTCTGTAACGCTTTCTGATAGGTCTATTTTAAATTTTTCTGCATCAAAAGTATTATTTACTGCCTGTGTCGGTTTTGTGTCTCTAACAGGCTTATACACGATTGTTTCAATTTGCCCTTCTGCGTTCCATCCTTTAACATAAATCTCGGACAAATCTTGTTTAGGGAAAAAAGCAGCGGTGCCATCCATTGGAACATCATTTGCCGTTATTGCTTCTAAAGTCTGAACAACCTTACCTGTAAGCGGCTTTACTTGTGGCTGCATTACTTGTTGAGGTTGCTCTACTGGCATAGGCTGAACTTGAGATTGTGGTCTAGTTGTCCATGGATTGTACATTTGAGGTGTATAAGCCATTTGTGGCTGACTATAAATCATATTTTGATAAGGTGTCTGTGCTATCATCCGCTTTCTCCTTTTCAAGTTCTTCGTCAATTGCGTGTATCATTGTCGATTGATATATAAGTGGCACTTTTGCCACATCTTCCCTAGAAAAAATACGTTCCAGCATTTCGTCGGTAATCATAAGCCACCTCCTATAACCCTATTTTTGCATAAAAAAAGAGCGGTAACGAGTTCGTTATCCGCTCATAATCAGCTCACCAAAGTGTCATTATTGTATCACCCGGTTTATCTTTCGGTCTACCTGATGTGCTATCCGTTTTATTGTCGATATACTCATATTCATCAACTCGGCGCACATTTCATATGTGTATTGTTTGTTGCGCAACTCATACAGTTGTAATTCTCGCTCTGTGAAGTTGGCATTTAATCTTATGTACTCATATTCAGCCTTTATCAGCTTAGATATATCAATCATCAATATACCTCCTAAGTACACATTCAACATAACATATAGCCTAAAAAATAGCAATAAAAAAGACGCATTATGCGTCTTGTGTCAAAAAGAATGTAGTGTATATGCGGTATAGCACCACCTTAACGCCATAGGAACTGCATTATGTAAGTGCTAAAAGTTTTTTAGCTGAATTTCTATATCGTCCTTGCCTACAATTACCTTATCAATTATAGTTTTGAGTATAGAGTTTTTTTGAGACTTGCTGATACCATCCCAGATGTCGGCAAGTTTTTTTATATTTTCATAGACAAATTCTTTTTTCTGCTCATGCTGACCATTTTTTCTTTCAGCTGAAATCTTTTCGGTAGTCTCTCTGATCTCAGTCTCCAAAGTCTTAATCATATCCAAAACCATGTCGTTTCCCTCTGCATACAGGGTGTATAGCCGTTTTAGCTTTGATTTTTGTTTTTCAAGCTGGTTAGTCAGTATTTGCAACTTTGTTTCTTTTGCCTTTGGCTTGTATTGTGATAGATTTATTGAGATGCCAAGTATCTCATGCTCAAATGCTATTTCAATATCGCTTGCCCATGCTCCGGGGTTGTCGCAATCTGTATTGTAGTTTGGCAAGTAGTCCAAGTATTTGTCGTGTGAGCAACAATATATCTTATGAATCCCCATGCCAGTTATCTTCTGGTATCGCATCTTGCAACCACAGGTTTTGCAATAACACAAACCTGTAAGCAAATGTGGCTCGGTAAAACTGTATACATGTTGTTTACGTCTACTTTTTCTCAACTCCTGAGCAAGATAAAATTTGTCATGCTCAAATATCGGCTCATGCAATCCTTTATATGTGCCGCCCTTGTATGGGATATAACCGATATTAACAACCCCTGTGAGGATATTTCTCACAACAAATTCGCTCTTATAGCCAAGTAGTCTCTGAATTTTTACGTCGGACATACCCTCAATAAACAAGTCCATAGCTCTATTAGCCTGTTCGGCACGTTCTGGAATTGGTACAAGATAGCCAAGGTTTTTATCATATCGGTAACAGTATGGTGTATTGCCACCGCCCATCCAGTAGCCATTTTTAACTCTCTCCAGCATACCGCCGCGCATTCTCAACAGCATTGTGTTTCTATCGTATTCGGCAACTGCCGCCATAATATGTGTTTGAAACTTGTCTTGTGGTGTTTCATACCTGGCAAAATCGTGTACGCTATTAACTCTGACACCTTTCGGTGTAAAGAGTTTCTCAATCATGTATAATGCATCTACTGAATCCCTTGCTAGCCTGTCCAGCTTATATACTACTATGTTGTTTATTTTTGATACGTCCGATATAAGCCGTTGCAGTTCAACACGCTTGCTCATATCCATCCCAGATAGTCCAGCATCAATATACCAATCAGTGATTAGCATTTCATTTTTTTACAATATTCTTCGATATCTCTTTTTTGACTTTCAAGGCCGTAACCCTCTTCAACCTGTCTTTCTGTTGACACTCTTATATATGCCACACATTCCATTTCTATTATCCTCCTACGTAAAATGTGCCGCATATACACTACATTCTACGGCACATTCTACTTGTCATTTATTTACTTGTCAACCAATCATGCTAGCTATTGTTCTCATCACATCATCAGGCAGAACAATATCAGCAATATTCACTTTCTTACCGTTTTGTGTAACCACAACATTCATCTGCTTTTCCTCCGATACTCCGCCTTTGCCTTTAAACTTCTGTCTATCAGATACTTGTCAACCGCTCGGCTCTTCGACCTCTCGTTAAACACTTTGCTGTTCCATTCATCGTACACTTTTTTCCACGTTAGGTACCGCTCACAGTTTGAATGACAACCAACATATCTATCGGGCAGTCTTTACACGGATTGTCTTTCTTCGTTGTCATTAGCCGCTCGCCTCCTTTGGCTTATCTGATACTGTCGCCTGTTATATGCACTCCTGTCTGCCTTTGCCGAGTTGATAAGATTGAGCTGGTAGTGGTGCTCACATAACTTATACCCATCCTTAACAGGATTATTGCAAAATCGACATATACCCTTTTCGTATCTTTCTTGTGCATTCAACCTTTTCTCTGCTCTCTTTCTTCGGTGATAAGCATTAGTTTTTTCAGCGCAATACACGCATGTGTGTGCACCATCTTTAGCCGGTCGTTTTCCGCACCTAGTACAAAGGCCTTTTTCAACCCTTTCGGCATATTTGGTTTTCGCCCATTCCGCATGTTGTTTGTTGGTGTTTTCTCTGTCTGACTCCCTTTTTCTTAGCTTCCACTCAGATTCTCGTGCGCGACACTCAGGGCAGTGCCTTTCAGTCCCCATTAATTTATTTATTCGGCATGTAGGGCATATTCCATTATCGGCATACCAGTGTTTTTGTTGTATGGAGTCCTCGGTGTGTGCCTTGCAACATTTAACACAGTAAGCACCTATCCTGTCCAGCGGTTTTCCACATTCGACACATAATCCAGCAGCTTTACGGCGGCGGTACTGTTTTGTTGATGCTCCCATAGTCACTACTCTCTATTCAGTTTATAGTTTTTATCTTGAGTAATCTCAGGCAGATTAGCCTGTTTATCTTGAAGTAATTTAGAATTATTATTGACTTTATCAATCATCTGTCGTATCTCTGACGGCATTCTGTCTATCTCTCTCTGTCGTGCTATCTCTGTTCGATAGCACCGCATGAAGTTGCTGCTCACGACATTCTCATTAAACTCCGTGTCTTGCGCCCACATTCTCAGCTGTGACGGTGAGCCCACGGCTCTCTGACATGCCGGCGGCAACTCGTTAAATCTTGCTGTTGCATTGTAGCCACTATCCGATATTGCCTTGCGGACCAGTGACCACGCTTCGGCATCGGTCATTTGCCGAGGAGTAGTTATTGACTTTATTTTGTCTATAACCTGTCCTATCGCCGGGGCAAAACCACTGGTGTCCGTTAATATGTAAGCCTTGATTGCCATGTCAACCTCTGAGTAAGAATAATCAGACAACATATCCGTCCAAACAGATACGGTAAAGTCAATGTTAATCGGCTTGTAGTTCGGATATGCAACCATTAACACCGCTATTATCTTACGTGTTTCTTTATCGGTCAATTGCTCTCCTCCTTGATTTCTTTCACCTTGTCACGAATTGCATCACGCTGCCAATCATTCAGCAAGTATTTATCGCAATCTAATTTTGCCATTAGGTCATCAAGTGCTTTGTTGTAACCTAACTTATACATATTCGCATCATCAATGGTTACATTTTTAAACGATTCGTTTATGGTATTTGCAACTGTATCAACTAGCCGTTCAATGCTAGTGGGTTCAACTCTTATCTCCATTATTCTAACACCCCTTGTTTTGACTTCTGCGCTATTTCGTCCTTGCCGTCAATCATCTTCATCTCTCCTTATCTGCTCCATGAGCCTATCAAACTGATCGCTTGCACTCTGTCGAGACTTTGGTGGTTGAACTTTTTTTATTCTGTCCCAGGTTATCCCTTGATAGCCATTTCCAATACTCTCATCAATTATTGCAATGACAGCCTGTTCTCCGTACTCATCTGCCTTGATCTTAATAGTCTTAACCAAGGTTCTCAGGCCACTCTCTTTGTATGTGAACCTCCGTTCTTTTTTATATTTAAGCCATGTATTAATACCATCCAGTAAGTAGTTAGATATATTAAACTCTGTAATTAATTCATCTAGTATATTATTATTTATATTAATATTCTTAGATGTATTAACTATATCTCTTTTATTATTAATATATATATTATTAATATCAGTATCAGATACAGATGCTTGTATGGGGTATGTATACCCCATAATAGGGGTATCACTTCTTATGCAGCTTACAACATCCAAAACATATTTTTTAAACACTTCCGACTTAATATGTTTTGCAACATTTTCAACCCCAGTAAGCGTTTTCTCGGACTTACTCCAGTTGTATTTATACCAATTCAGAATCAATACCTCCTTGGTATTCTTATCAAATTTAATAATCTTGTGAACGTTTTCAAAACGCTCAAGCAACCTTATTATGGTGTCTTTATTGTACCCGGTATTTCTGGTCATCTGAGAATAGCTAATCTCATAACAACCACAAATATTAGTCTGAGGGTTCGTCAGCAAATAAATATAAAAATACTTATCCTCTGGTGTAAAATCATCCTCAACCTTATTGTCCGTCCAAAATGATAAATGCACACTCCTGTATACCGCCATCAAACCTCACTCCTTATATGATTTTAGTCCTCATCTTTTGTAATGTCTTCTTTAGAAAATTTCAGCAATCTGTCAAGGCATTCATCGTATCGGCTCTCTGTGAGTATATTATGAATATATAGCATAATTATGCAGTCAACTATCTCATCCCATTTCTCCGCAGCTTTAAGTGTATAGCCATTTTGCTTGCACTGAACACTGTATTTATCGTTCAACACACCAAACCTAAAAATTTTAGCAGAACTCATAACGCCTCCTTTATCATATTTACCGCATCTTCCCAGGCATGAATGAAATTTAATGCCCAAAGGACAGTGCCATCCTTAGATTTTAAATCATTAGCCATAGCACAAGCTCTTTCCCATTCAGGATCAAGTTTTGCCTCTGCCGTTGCCCTAATTCTTTTTGCCAAAATATTCTCCTTTCAAAAATAAAAATGCAATTGTGCATTTGCATTTTTATTCATTTCTCCATACTTCTTGAAAGCGTTTTTGAATGTTCCTGACTGCTCAAATAAACAATGTACTTTCATACTGTATCTCCTATATAATCACTTAATCTCATTTGTGCCATTTCAGTATCTAACCTCTGCTTTGATACCTTGTAATAGTATTCGTCAAGTTCAAATCCAACAAATTTATGATTTGTGTTATAGCAAGCTATCAGACTGCTTGCACTGCCTACATGAGTATCAAGTATAATGTCATTAGGCTTTGCGTATCTGCTTAATAACCATTCATATAACGCAACTGGTTTCTGCGTTGGGTGTATGCGCTTTTCGTTTAATCTTTTGTTACCCTGCTGGGTAGTACCTTCAGTAATTGATTTCCCTTGGAACATTCCTCGCCACATATAGCGAAAAATATCAACCCTATTATTCATACTGCAGTATGCTATTTCTGCGTCTGACTGGTCACTTCCCTCGTTACATTTATCCCAAACGATACGACCGCCTATTAGCGGATAATCAAAGTAATTGCAACCAAAAATAATTTGATTTTTTGAAACCCTCATAAGTTCATTGAAGTAATCTTCTGAAGGTGGCTCATTATCCCAATTCCGATTTCCGTACTGCCCATCTTTTACGAATATTTTACTTCCGTTTTTCTGCCTAACATATCCGCTTCTATTTCTTCCACCGTGTTCCTTTCTCCCATATGGTGGGTCTACAATCGCAAGGTCAAAATATTTGTCAGGAAATTCTTTCATTCCTTGCATACAATCCATGATGTAATATCCAAAATCTAACATTTTCTCTTACCAAAAGGAAACCTCGGTTTTATGTCGCGACAACCTATTCCTTTCTTTGATTTTTAATCTATAGTTCTATACTTATCTTCGTGAAATTCCCTATCTTCTTCATTGGAATAGGCTCTTTTACAATACGTACAAAATTCTAAATGTACTTTTATATCTGTGCTGTTTTCGTATCTACAGCCATTGCAATCATTCACTCTGAATCACCCACTTTCAATAAATCCATAAACTTCTCATACTGTCTCTGTGACACCCATTCCCAGTGCAATTTCCCTGCACTTTTATATGTGCCACAGCAATTTGCCCTTATATTTCTAGCATATACATTTGTGTTCCTTTGTGCGTCATTGCTATTAGCATATATAATTCCAGTCTCTTTGCATCTTACAGGCTTTTGATTATGCGTATTATTTGTTCTTGTCTTTGACATATTGGATAAACAATTCCCATAATTTACGTTATATTTGTTGTTACACCATTCAAGATTCCATACGCAATTATTTGTCTTATCTTCGTCAATGTGATTAACCTGTGGCAGATTGTTCGGGTTCTGAATAAATGCCTTTGCTACAAGTCTGTGGATTAAAAAACTTTGCTGTTTATTTTGTTTTGTTAAGCATATGCCCAAATATCCTTTTTTCCTTTTTGACGGTTTCATAATTTTCCCTTTGTAGAATGAAACCTTATTGTTTCCAAAATTGCTTGTGTTATAAATATACCTGTCAACACTTCTAACCCTTCCGAAATTTGAAATCTGATAGTACCCTTCATAGTTTTCAATATCTTTCCAAGTTTCATTCATTAGTATCACCGCCTTTGTAGAAATTAAGAAATTTGTCAAATTTGTCAATTGCCTTTTGTTGGTTTTTGCTCGGCATATCCGACTTAGTTTTGTAATCAAGGTGCAATTCGAACAAATGAGAGACTTCTCTTGAAGCATTTTTATAGCCCTGTTTTAACCCATCTCTATAAGTTTTAGAAGCCTTAAATTCATTTATCTTCTCCTTGCCCTCACCTTGACCGCCAGCCGTCTTGTTGTAACGGCACTGGTAGCCTTTCTTCGTGTACTGCAATATCCAATACTGCTCCATCTGATCTAGTTCAGTTTTAGGGTAGTGGATAAAATTAATCTGCCATCCATAGGGGTTATCCGCACTGTAAAACCCTCGTTTTTTCAATGATAGGTCTATGTGCTGATATCCGGTAAGGTGGCTACACATCCGCTGCAAGATTTTTACAGCTTGACCTATGTAAAAGTAAGATATGCCATCCTCATCCGTCCGAGTTAGAAAGTATATACCACTCTTGTCATCAAGGTTTGGATTAGCGTTCAAAAGCCTTTCACGGTTGGATTTTTCTATAGCATATATTTTTTTGTAATTTAGCTTACTCGTTTCTTCCACCTCTCAATCGTCATTGAGCTCGCCCCATCAAGAAAGCTTCGGAGCTTCTTCATGCAGTCCGAACATAAATCCATTGTCTCTACTGTATCATCGAACACATCAACTATCCTTGCCCTTATTGCTGCTCCGTGTTCAAACGGCAGGTCGTAGAACGCGCCGCATCTATCGCATTTGCTTGCGTATGCCATTCTATACACCCTCCTTCCTTGATTCATAAGGTTTTGGCAGCTTTCTCCAGGCTACTACCTTGTCTGTAATCTTTGAGTATTCGTAATTATCACAATAATCATGCACTTCATACCAGCCCTGTGGAATCCACCAAGAAATACCATTTTCTGTATACTCCCACCCATCTAAGATATCATCATCCACGTTCCATTCTAAATCTTCCAACGAACAATTGTGATGTGGGATATATACCGCCTTAACAACTCGATTGTATATTTTACCTGTTATTATTGAGGCTTTTTCTATCGTTACAAGAACCTCATCTGAAGTAGTTCCCTTTTCACATTTGGGAACTGTGTCTATATTCCATTTGGCCATTATGTATCACCTCTCTAGTAAATAATATATTCTTTGTATTTATTCAGCAGATTCTCCAATCTGATACAGTCGTTTGATCTGTCCATGTATCCTGCCATGAAAAATCCCTGTTCGATATTGCAAATTCTAAAGTATATCTTTTTGAACATCCATTTATACAGTTTTCTTTTAACCATTTGCTCAAATCTCCTTTATCAATTCGGGATCATCAAAAATATTGCCGATAACCTCTGCATTAACCATATTTATCCAATAACCTAAATCTTTTCTGTATCTTTTAGTACACTTGCCTGACCAGTCTACATAAAATCCAACATGTTCAGTTTTGGTGCTATCAAAGCAACTCTGATAACTGCCGTATTTGATTTGTGCACAAGCATCACTAAATAAGTCTTTTACAATATCCATTCTCCCAAATCAGCTTGCCGTTCTTGTCTTTCAAGCCTGTACATTGGCAGATTGTGGATTTATCAACCTCGCAGAAACATGAACCAGAAATAGTCCAATCATCACAAGCAGCCCCTGTGTATTTCTCAATAACAAGACCGCCTATAAATACTCTCCCATCTTCATATCCATCATCAAACAAGTACCCCTGCACCCATTCTCCGTTATCGGCTCTCTTTGCTTTGAATAAATATCTATCTTCCATCTGTTCAACCTCCCAATTCTTTCAGTTTTGCTTCGGCTTCGGATTTTGTGAGGAATAATGTTTTGCCAATCTTGTTTATGTCTGATAACTCAAATACACACTTATCTATTGTGCATGGCATTTCATTTGGAATCCCTAAGATGTAATAAATATCATCTCCCACCTTACAAGGTAGCTTGACAAGCCTGCCCTGTTCCTCTAAGTCCTCATAATCTTTTAACTTTCTTAAATATTCCGCAACCTGTCTATGTTCCCAATATTCCTTTATTGCCGAACTAGTCAACAGCATTGTTTCAAGATATTCTCTCTTGTAAAATCGTTCATATTGCTCTGTCTTTCTTTCGCAATGCCCTATTATCTCATCAATCGTTAGCTTTTCCATTGTTCTCCACCTCCGACCAATCAATCTTCTGCCCACAGTTCGGACAGTAATACACAAGCTCATTACACAAATTGCCCCCACATTGCGGGCAAGAATACCGTATTGGAACCCATTCGCCATTATACTCTTCTACAACCAGCGGTTTCTGTCCTATCTGCTTATTAACGCACGCTTGAGCAATTCTTAATGCATACCTGCTTGATATGTTCTTGTGCCTTGCTGTAGCATCCTGCTCAAGTATACCTTCAAGCAATTCAAGTTGATTCTTTACCTGTTTTAAATTCATTCCTTTTCTTGCGCTCATTCGTTATCACCCACTTTTTTAAAAGGAATACCTCTTAAATGCTCATCAAGGTCTAATTCTGTTCCGTCAATATTTCCATTCAGCTTGTTCTGACAGTGGCAAAGCAATATTTCAAGGTCGCAAATTCTACCTGCCCTATATTCACTTCTTATGAAGTCAAGAACTCTATTTACGCTTTCCTTCCTGTACTTTACTATCTTTGAATTGTAAGCAAGTCGTATATCTGCAATTTCTTTTTCGTGCTGTCTGATTTCAGCTAAATCACACTTGCAAGATTCATAATCGCTAATAAGTTTTTCCTTTGCATCTCGTGCGACTTCTTCCGCTGTATAGCCTTTAATTCCGCTCATTCGCTTTCACTCCTTTATATTCCATTCCGCTCACCACAAATCAATATTTTATGTTCATATCTCTGTGTTCATTGATCCAGTCAATAGCCTCTGCGTAGGTCACACCATTGTTCTTCAAGATATATAACAAATTATGAAATTTTGGATGGGTTTTCTTTAACAACTCAAATCGGCCTTGTCCATCTTTTTCAAGATGACATCCAAAACCACACAATACGCACCCTGTCCTTGAACACCCAGTCTCTTATTCTTCTGGCTGTCATCTTTATCTTCACAGAAAGCGGAGCAGCTTGCATTGAGTACAAGTCTGACATTGTATGTTTATTCATATCACTCACTCCTACTTAAACGGTAAATCATCCTCTATCCCCTCTGGTATGCTCATAAAGTCGTTGCCAAAGCTTGGCTGATTGCTTGCATTTGCTGTATTGGACTGCTGACTATTGCTGTTATTCGCATTCTTACTCTCGCAAAATTCCTGTTCCTCAACAACAACATCAGTCGTATAGACTTTATTGCCATCCTTGTTTGTATAGCTACCGGTCTGAATTCTACCAGTTATGGCAATCTTAGTGCCCTGTTTAAGGTACTTCTCTGTAAACTCAGCGCTCTTGCCAAATGCAATGCAGTTGATAAAATCTGCTGTCTGTCCATCGCCCTGTTTCTTAAATTTACGATCTACAGCCAATGTATATCTAGCTATACACATCTGATCGCCATTCTGTGAATATCTGATTTCTGGATCGCGGGTAAGCCTACCCATCATAATTACTTTGTTCATATTATTTCTCTCCATTCTCTCTAATTGTAAAGGTTATTCCAACCTCTTCCTGTAATGTATCTATATAGTCCTGCCACTTCACATCTTCGTCAGCAAGGCAAGAAGTTTTAAGCACAAAGCGCTCAATAAACCTACATAATCTATCATGTCCAAACCCAAATTCATCATGCAATGTTGCGCATGATAACAAGACCACTGTATCGATCGTGTTCCATTTAACTTTTTGCTCATATTCACGCATCTTTGACGTTGGAATTTCAAGTGGAACAAAACATGCTCTACGTTTGGCCAATTCCTTTTCTGCTTTCTCTATGCCCTCACGCTTGATAATCTCTAACAACCAAGCTGCACCGGACATTCTATATTCATGTACTTTTTCATTTGCTTTCGCCATATCTTTTGTACTCCTTTCTGCTTAAAATGGACATTCATCCTTTGCTCTCAACTGCCATTCGGCTCCGGCTCTTGCAACGTCCACATTTGCGTTTTTAGCCACTTCACATATCTCAGCAACCATTCTGTCAGCATTGCTTGTATCAATGCCCAAATGGCACAATATGACGTTTTGTAGGTTATCTGTAGCATTCACTTTAACAAATTCCTTACAAGTAGCTAATTCACAGTGGCCAAGTATCTTATGAGTGTAATTTGGAGCATCAGTATCGACCATATCTTTGATGTAATTACACTCAATTAGCATATGGTCGATATTTTGCTTTTTAAATGAAACCGGGCAATACTCAAAATCCGTCATGTACAATATTTTTTGCTCATCAACCTTGATCAAAAAACCGTAATTGGGAGTGCCATTGTGTGGGAGAGAAAAACAACGAATTGTAAACCCTCCCATTTTTACAGCCTTACTAACAGATTCAAACGGTTTCCACACTGGTATACCCAGTTTTCCCAAATCAACTGCTGCCTTGATGTGATCTCCATGAGTATGACTTACAATGGCACCAGCAACATCTTTAATGTTGTAATCAAGACCTCTCTGTATATCTTTAATTGGTACTCCACAATCAAGGATAAGCGTTTGATTACTTGCATTTGTGAGTAAATAGCAGTTGCCAATGCTACCACTGGATATACATTTAAGCTTCATTCCTACACCTCGATTTTTTCTAATGGACATTTTTCATGTCTTTTGCCATCTCTAATCTCAAAAGATACGTCTGAACATTTGATCTGTTTCAATTCCATAAGTTTACATTTAAAATCTAAAGAACACGGGGCCGTATACCATGCCCTGCACTCCTGACAGTTACTTGGCATTTTATCCAAATATATTTCACACTTTGCCTTCATAAAAAACTCCTTTCTTACTTTGCAAACTCTGGTACTTCTTCGTCGTCAATAAATTCTTGTGAATTTGCATTTTCAACAATCTCAGCTTGTGCAACTTGATACACCTCGTCCATTTCAATCTGCGCCTGTCTTGCCATCGGATCATAATTCTTTGGGTACTTTCTTATTGCGTTGTTGCACATTTTTCTTTGAATCATGCTTTCCGGTGTATCAAGCCAAGCGCCACTGATAAACGGTCTCGCAAACTCGCATTCCAGCATTTCATCTACGGTCTTACAAGTCCTTAAGGCGTTAAGCACTTCATCTTTTTTTGCCTTAATCTCCGACTTTTGTTTTTCTGTAGCCTTGTATCTGTCAGCGCAAATCCCAAATGTGCTATTCATCATATTTTGCTTAACATGTGCAAGCAAATTAACCTTAACACTATCCCTGTCTGCGGAAAGGTATGTCACTGTTCCGTCCAACAGCTTGACAGGATATACTACTCTTACTGCTTTACTTGATAATCCCTTTTCTACCCATTCAGGCTCTGTAATCGACAATCCTTTATGCTTTGGCGGAATATATTCATCGCCCTCTTTAATTACCCAGTACGGATAAACCTGTTCAACGTCTTTTCCATAGTTGGCAAGTAAGGAGTCGTACCCACTACCCTCAATGCCCATTTCAACCTGTTTCTGCCATATATCCTTACCTGTTTGTGGGTCTGTTCCCACCTTCATGTTCCGCAACTGGAAATAACACTCTCTTGGATATGCACTTGCATTTAATTTAAGACTTGCGCAACGTTTCACAATTGCTCTCAAATTACTCTTATCAAGATTTCTCATATCAATCTTTGAATCGCTTTTAACAAGATTGTATATACTAGTCATAGCCTCCATAGCACACTCTTTGGCATAATCGTCCATATTCATGCCAACAGCCTTATAATCGTCAATAATAAGTCCTGTTATTGCATTGCTCCATTCACTTAATGAAGTAGTAAATGCTTTCTTTTCTGTAATTGTCGTATTTTCTTCCATCTACTTATCCTCCTACGTAGTGCTTCTTTTATAATTTCTGCAATGGTTTCTATTGCTTCTGCCTTGAGCTCATCAACAGTCTTTTTTGAGTTTTCAATAGCCTCTTCAAGCTCATCCTCACTTATATATTCACGTAAACATTTAAGTAATACTACTGTCTCAGCTCTAACTTCACTCCTAGAACCATCAATTTCAACAAGTCCTTTGACACACTTAATCATATTTATTTCTCCTTATTTTGTTTGATTTATTTAACAATTGCTCTACATATACATCCATTGAATGACACAATTTTACGCAATTGCCATGCAACATGTGATTTTTCAAAGCACCATATTTTTCATAAAACTTTTTCTCTGTCATCTTGCCATCATTAACAAGTTTCGTCCAAATTTTTAGCTTTTTATAAATCTTTCGTTTACTTTTACCATTCAATTTCCGTATATACTTTCCATCTTTCGTTACATAGTGATGGAAACCTGTAAATAAAATTCCATTTTTAAACGGGACTATCTGTGTCTTACCATTAAGTGATAATCCCAGGCTCGCTACAAATTGATTTATGCAATCCAGACAATGTTTCAAGTATTCTTTGCTTGGTGCAATCAGATAAAAATCATCCATGTATCTACCATACAATTCAATTCCTAGCTCACCGGTTATAAAATGATCTAACCCATTTAGCATAAGCAACGCATATACTTGCGCTACCTGATTGCCAAGTGGCAGTCCTAAACCAGCAGTGCTGTCAATGTATAGATGATTCAACCATTTCGTGTATTCGTCATCAAAATAGTAATCGACTATATCTTTCAACACTTCGTGGCCTATTTGATAGAAAAATTTTGTAATATCACATTTCAAAATCCAACCATCAAGGCCATGCTGATTATAAAATTCAAGCATGTGTTCTTTCAAACAATCCATGCCAAAGTGGGTTCCTTTGCCGAGCTGCCCTGCGTAGTTTGTTTTTATAAATTCATACTTCAGCCTTGGGTGCAAAATATTGTCACATAAGCAATGCTGAACTACCTTATCTTTGAACGAACATGACTTAATCACTCTTTCTTTAGGTTCGTAGACCTTAAACTCGTTATACGGATTCACCCGATATGTCTGATTTTCAAGTTGTTCTTTCAACATATGAAGCCCTTCAAGACTCATTGCTTCAAATTTTGCAGTGCTTGAATTATGTTTTTTACCACTTTTAGCTTTTCTATATGCTTTATACAGGTTTCCATAATCACATATAACATCTTTATCCATAGTAAAAATTCCTTTGTATTTATCCTTTTGGGAAAGGTCACACACCTTTTTGTATCTTTATCTGATTTCGGCTTAATGCTACTTTTACTGTCTGTGTGATACAGAATGGGCGAACACCGTTGTTGTTGTTACAGTTGTTGTTGTTGTTGTTGATATTGCCAGCGGACGAAACAACGGTTTATACAGTGTGTAACCTATATTTTTATTTACTGTCATTGCTTGCCAATCTTTTCTTGTCGCCTGTTCTCCAAGCAATTGTCATGTGCTTAACATCAGTAACCATCTTTGACCAATACTCCATGCTTTTTACATTGATAATGTTCAATTTCATTGATAATTCAATGTAAAACAAAAGTTCATCGCAATGCGTTATAGCTTTTGTTTGCAGTTCTGATCTCTCTTCAAGGCAAGTTTCCCAATTCGTCCTATTTGCTTCGTACAAATATTCATATATTTCCAATGCCTTATTCTGCATTTTGTCGACAAGCGAAAATCTGTATTTCTTTGGGTACCTATTGCAATTTGAAGTTATGCGGAATGTGTGCTCAGCCAAATTCTTTGCCTGTGAAATCACTCCAAGCTCTTTCTCTGCCATATCATTTAATCTCCTGATTCAAAGATTGAAGATGAGAAGATACAAACCGGGCGAACACCGATGCTGCTGAAACAGCTGCTGCAGCCGTAGACATAGCCAGCGGACGAAACAACGGATACGGCTCTTTTGTAATCGTTGCATGGTGTACTCCAAGGGCTAACAAGCCACCACCAATAATCTTTGGTGTTTGGTATGAGGTTTCTATACTTTCTGTATTCGTCAACAGTAAGAAGAGAGACCTTATCCTCACACTTGCCATATTCTGTCTGGCCGTCAAGAGATAAAAGATTTCTCTCAAACAGAATTATATTTTTTGAACCTATTTCTGCAGCCATCTTCTCAAAAAACTCTCCATTAAGATAGCCACGAAGACCACTGTTTTCCCAATTGTTTGAATTTGAATCAAACTCCATGTCTTCAATGTTATCAGCCAGACAAATATATCCAGCACCTGTAATATCAAGAATCTTCCACGTTGTATCTGCAAGTTCAAATGTATCTCCGATGCCAAGTCCCTCCAAAAAGTTAGCCGTTTTTGATGTCGCTTTTAGCATTGCAATCTCATTTCTGAGATCATTAATCTGTTCCTGTAATACTCTCATTGTTAATGTTGCCATAATTACTCTCCTTTCTTTGATACAAAGATATTAGATTTTAAGATACAAACCGGGCGAACACCGCGGTTGCTGCGACAGTTGACGTTGCGGCCGACATAGCCAGCGGACGAAACAACGGCCATGCTATAACCCCAATCTCTTTCCTTAGTGCTCCAAGGAGTGCATGTCCACCACCAATCGTCCAAGTCCTTGTTAGGAAGTAAGTTGTTGTACTTCCTAGCCTCATCAAAAGTGATAGGTCTTACCTTGCATTTACAATCATCAAATTCATGCTGCATATCAACTGATGTTAACTCAACAGTATGCTCAACGAGATTGTTTTCCCCAACCTCTGACTCAATTATCGGCTGAATCTCATCCTCAATCACTTTCTTAAGGTTGGACTCGTTGTAATCTCTTGAATCCTCATCATAAACTATGTCTTCGGCCATAAAGTTCTTAGAAATAATTTTGGTCTCAGCCCCTATCTGTTCAAGCACAATAAAGTCATTCTTTCCAATCTCAAACACATCTCCAGGTGCCAAGGTTGATAATTCTACCTTATTCTTTCTTTCTGCTTCTTCAAGCTGCCTTACAAGTTCTCTTGCTACTTCTAATGCCTTACTCATCACATTACCTCCAATTTCTCGCTGTCGTTTACGGCAAGCATTATTATCTGACCATCTACCATGTCTACAGCATTCTGTTGATTTGCAGAATCAAGACTCTCTGCATCATCAAGCCAGATAGGACAAGCCACATTGCTAATTTGCTGAATGCTATTGCAGATATCGATTCTGCCAAGAATCCTGTTTCCTTTGTTACTCATCGTGGTAAGAATGTTCTTGCCATCTATGGTAGGAATACATGTTGACTTATATCCACCATTTTTAGCAAATTCAAATAGCTGCCACTTTACTATATTAAAATGTTTGTTTATTTCATTTGTGAGAACTTCATTTTTGGCCTTATCAAGATCATCTAACAAATCAAGAATCTTCTGTGCATCCGCTTGAGCCTGTCCAAGATTGCGCTTATTAGCCAGCAACTCTTCAAGCCTTGTTTCGTCAGCTTCTGTATCAGACTTAGCGATCTTGGCTTCGCACTCAGCTAACTCCTGCCTGAGTGCGGTCTCTTCGGATTTTAGTCTCGCCCTTGTGGCTGTTGTCTCCATACCAGCCATATTGATTTCAAGTGCTTCTATCTGCGCCATCACACCGATATATTCATCATCATCTGATATGTCAATGCATAATGGAAGTGCGTTATATTCTTCTTCAAGCTTGGTAAGCTTTGTTTCTGTATCAGCAACAGTCTTTCGATTGAGTTCATTGCATTTTTTAAGTTTTTCTATATGCTCCTCAATCTCCTTGATCTTCTGAGCTACGGCCTTGCATCAGTCTCAACTGCTGCCAGTCGCTCGGCTTGATTCTGTGCAAAATCACTCTTAAGTCTTTCGATATCTTCTGCCGGAAATTCTCTATGGCAAGTCGGACATATAGTAGTAAGTTCGTTAAATTTCTCAGCATTAACGGATTTCCATTCAGCCACTAGTTTTTCTTTCTTTGATTTCCAAATACTCAAAGTTCTTGTTGACTGGTCAATATCCCAGTCGTTATCAGAAATCCCCTGAATTACATTCATCTGAGTAGTCTTGCAATCATCTATCGCACTTCTAAGTGCTGCTCTCTTGCAATCAAGATTTTCATTTGCTTTGTTCTGCATCGCAGATATTTCAAACTTTAATTTTAAAATTTTGTCTGCGATCTCATCATGTTCAGCAGCTACCTTATCCATGTCCATCTGATCTTCTGTGACCTTGTTCAGTTTTTCTTTAATTGCATTTTTCTGCAATTCCAAGGCGGATATATCTAGTGACTGTTTGATCTGTATATCTCTTTCCTTTTCTGCTATCTGTCCGTCAAGAACTGGTAGTTGTTCCTTTACAACTTTGGACTTTGTGGCTTTATTCATTGCTGAAAGCTCGTCTGCCGTATACTTCTCAAGGAGTGGAACAAGTTCAGTAAGTTCAACTTTGCTTTTTGCGACATCAACGTCTGATATTCCGTCTACTAATCCAAACAGAAATTCTCTCATTTCTGCTGGTTTCTTTGCCAAAAATGCATTGATGTTACTACACATTTTGAGAATAGACATATCAGCGTCAAGATATGCATTAAAATCCCTTAATGTCTTAGGCACATCGTTGATTGAATAGGAATTATCATCTTTGTAGCTGCTGCCATCTTTGCTATATTTCCTCTTCTGGGACTTACGCATGACGACTTCCTTGCCATCAACGTCAAATACGGCTGTGACCGATACGTCTGTGTCATCTATAGTTTTGCCATCAACCATACGGCGAATAGGTGGATTATCGGCAAGCTGATAATCACAGTTGAATAACAGCCACATATAAGCGTTAGTTATTGAAGATTTCCCTTTGCCATTGGAAGCGGCAATCTTAGTGTTATCCCAAAAAATAATTTCCTTATGTGCATAACACATGAAGTTGTCTAAAATTAACTTTTTCAAACTGATTCTCATTTTTTATCTACCTCCAGTGGCAATTCACCAAGTATAATAAGTACCACGTCCAGATCTATAAACTTTTCTCTTCTTGCTACACTTATGAGCACATCAGCTCTTGTCTCCATATCTATTAATTCCTCATATCTATCGCGAGGAATAGTCACACTGTCTGTGCTGCTGTTATTACATGTTCCTTCGCAACTAATTTCCATCTTTTTTCTCCTTTCTTTCTTCAAGCACTTCAAATCTTGAGACAGATACCTCATAAGCTGTCTTTTTCTCTTCGGTGCCATCCTCATATAACTTGTCATATTCCCTTGACTGGAATCTGCCGGTTATGCCAACCATAGAATTAAGTGGTACATCTGCGAATCGGTCAGTGTTCTTGCCCCACAAGAGAATTGGAATTAGATTTCCAATTCTATTAGGAAGATTATTGATCACCCTAGTATCACTAACCCTATATCCTCTAGGTGTTGCCCTGATCTCTACATCGGCAAACTTATGGGCGATAAAATCCACTCTGTTTTTATCACATGTATAGGGATTGACCTCATGTACCTCTATATATACTTTTGTGTGATTTACACCTGTTGAATCAGCAACATGTTTAGTACGTATGTGCCCGATTACCTCTACATAATCAAATCTTCTGATATAAGCAACCTTGCTATCTTCAATGTAACAAGGCACTAAATCCTCTGTTCCACTCAGTCGCCTTGCACTTATAGTCATGTAATAATACGACTTGTCGCCTATCGAAAACTCATATATAGGTGTGTCAATTACGCATCCAGCAATTATTGCACTGTTGTTATTCCAGTTTCTCCTTTCTGCCATTTCTTTCCTCCTCTATAGTTTCCATCTTTTGTTCAACTGCCAGCATTGTAAAAACCAATCCTGCAAATGCCAAAATAATCAATATCTTTGTCCAAATGGGTAAATGAATGTTAAATAGTTCCACCCCTACAGGTACGAATATGATGGCTACATAAAACATAATGGCCATCAGTGTGCACAAGACACGAATTATAATCGTGTCTAAATTTCTTCCCACGCAATCACCTCCTGGCATCACAATACTGACCCATATTAATCTGGGCATTAGCACCGCTGATCTGCTCGGATAGTGCCGTTGGTGCTGAGTAACCGTCAATAAACTCTCTCACATTGTCTATGTACCTGCGCTTGATACTCTTATATGTAGCTACGCAACCGAACTCTCTCTTAAGCTGGCAATATATATCCTTAAAAGTCTGGCTCCTTATGCTCCTGTCGGCATATGCTTCACTATCCTTACCACCTAAGATTGATACCACCTTGCGCTTGACAAGTTTCTGAACCTCGTCTATCTCACAGCCGTATAAGGGCATATCGTTTTCAAGACTACCTATCTTGTCCTCAACCCTGTCCACTCTCTCTGCAAGCTCTGTGTTGCCCTGGGCAAGTAACTGAATCTGCTCCAGCGTTGTAAGTGGCTTATTGTAGCCGCCTGTTTTGCGAATTGACGGCAAAACCTCGTTCATTACCCAGTTTTCAAATTTTTCAGCACTAGGCAACTTAGACTTCATAATAAGTCGGTACAAATCTCCCTCATTTATGTAAGACATTTACTGTATACCACTAGATGTAGGGGTGTCACGTTTTGTTACTCCCTTACAATGGTCTTTTACTGCCTTGCGTGGGTTTGCATACCCTAGTGCCATTGCTACGTCAGTAGCAACAAAAAATGGCTTACCATCAATTTCTATAGTTCGGATTTCTCCGAACTCGTTGCTACTGAATATCTGTAACTCGTTCATTGTTCTCCTTTCTATCTTGATATGATATATACTATCATCGTATGATAGTTTTAGTGTAAAAAAATATCTGATTTTTCCACATCAGTCATACCAAGAAAATTTCCAAGGTCTTCAAGCTCGGTGATGGAAAAGTCCGTTTTACCGTTCATTTTTGAATTGAATGTAGCAATGCTCTTATCAATTGCACTTGCACACTGGCAATAATTCTTTCCTTTCTCTCTTATCACACCTTTGAGTTTTGGCAAGTTCATATTGTACCCTCCTTTCTTTCATATTGTGATTACAATATATCATATTGTGATTGTTTCGTCAATCGTTTTATGAAAGTTTTTTACAATAAATGTTTACAAAACTATCATATTATGATAGTATTATAGTATCAAATAAGAAAGGAGGTAATTATTATGGCTAGCCAGTTCGGATTGAGAGTTGGTAACAACATCCGCAATTATAGGTTAGCAAAAGGAATGAGTATGAGGGAACTTGCCGGAAAGGTTGGTCTCACCGAGGCTACTATTCAAAAATATGAAACAGGTGCAATAAAAACACTTGATGTAAGCATGTTGATGAAGTTTGCAGAAGCCTTAAATATTCCACCAGAAGATGTTGTTGGTTGGGATAAGGTTGAGAAGAGAAACGATGAAAGCATAGAAGTAATGAAAAAGTACAACTTGCTTACAGATGGTCATAAGAAAGCTGTACTTGATCTAATTAATAACCTTATACAATGTCAGAGCTAAGTGAAATATAACTGATTTAGTATTTCATAAACTCTTTGACATTCCTTTTGGGGGAGAACTTGTAGGAGTTGGTCAATTTCCTTTACAAGTTCTCCTTTTTCTTTTGAAATCATGTTATTTCCCATATTTTTACCCCTCCCATACAAATTTGCTATCATTTGTATACTTATATTATATGTGCAAATAAATTAAAATAGAAGTCTAATTTTTTGTCATAATATATGGTAATTTGGGGAAATACATGGTACTATGACTGTAATATATACCACATGGGAGAGGTGAATACAAATGAGTAACTTTTTAATTGTGTTTGGAGCAATAATAATGTTTTTAGGGGCTGGCATATGTGTAGCATTGACTATAATATTATTATGTAAAAATAAAAAAGCTATGCCATTTATAATAGGCATCTTTGGTTCTATGATTGTTGGCGGAATATTACTTGGAATAGGTTGTGTGAACCAACCTAAATCGGAGCATAAAAAAGTTGCTTATAATACTACGGAAATGGTTACTACTGAAAAAACCACAACTGAAGAGACAACTGAGACGCCAACCACGGAAGAAGCAACTGAGGAAGAAACAGAGGCTACTACTGAAGAGGTTAATGCAACGGATATATCTGATTTGCAATTTCAATCTTACTGGGATATGGCAAAAGAAACTGTTGAAAGTTGCTTGAAAAATCCTAAGTCGGCAGATTTTCCATCTTCTGTTTTTGGTCAGGGTGATATTGCCATGGAACGAAAAGGACACCTTGTTGTGGTGCAAAGTTATGTATATAGCACAAATTCATTTGGAGCTGAGGTTAAAAGTGATTTTACTGTAGAAATGTTAGTATATGATACTGACAATTTTATATATGATGTTGTCTATCTCAATATTGATGGAGAGACAAGTGGAGAATATGTGAGTCTTGACGAATGGGATGAAACAAAAACAAGCGGAGAAAGTGAATAATCACAATCTCCGCTTTGTTTTATAAAATAATTTCTCTGATTGCAAGCCAAAATACACGTATTGTCCACGGAGAGCCGTCTGTATTTGCAGCAAATTTTAACGGAACTTTTTGCGCCGATTTTGATGCATCAAATGCATCGTAACTTGGCCCTATTAACTGCATTGCTGGCACAGAAGATTCAGTAGAAATTCCAAGATATGATATAATTGGAATAAATTCATCAGTCCCTGCTGGCACAAGAATGTTTTGTGTTACTTCTTGATATTGTCCCTTCTTGTCGTCCCCTGCTGGAAAAACAAACGTGACATATCCTTGACCCACAATTTGAAAATTAGAATTTAGTTTATCCAGAGTGGAGCTTGCTAAGTTGACAGCTTCACATATTTGGTTGACATCGCCTGCACCAAAGTTATCACCTGTTTGCTGGTATTCAGTCACATCTTCAAAGCTAACCGTTCCATCATCATTAGTAATCATATTGTACTTACGTTTTGTGTTAGATGCAGCAAGTACATCCTCTTTATAATTTGTTTTCAAAGCCATCTTATTCATCTCCTTATATTCTTATATCTTTGTATGCACCTAGTTTAAATGGTATACGTCTAGGCTTAATACTGTCTAAAGCATCTTTAATAAGTTGACAAGCTGTTTCCAGTCTGTTTATCTCTGCTGAGCTAATAAACGCTCCATTGTCATAAAACGTCTGTTTGGCACCTATGTCTTGTGGATATACTACGCTGTTAATCCGTGCAATGTTGTTTTCAAATGCGTTAAATTCGTCTGCGTAATAAAAATCTGTATACATCTTATCAATACCCATGGTTTGATAACCTGTAACTGGTCCACACAAATCTTCAGCTCTTTGTTTTAAATATTCTATGTTATTTTTTATTCGGTTGTAATCCGTCCATATAACTGCGTCACCGCTTTTCCAGTCCGTTTTTGGTTCATTCCACAACTATTCCACCACCTTTCTGGCACTAAGTTTTCCACTCCATGCACCATTGAATGTAAGTTCATTTTGATAAGCCTTAATTTTTGCTGTTGAACTATTGGTTTTAATCAGATTGAATAAATCCCCGGCATCTACGCTAGGGTCTCCACGCCAACTTATTGAATAATCAACTGCACCTAGGTAATAATTCGCTAACCAATCATCAAGCAAACTAGCTACTTCTGTATTATCAACAAGTGGGTTGCTCCAATTAACTGTTTTGGCTCCGTTGTTATTGTATCTATGGGTTAATCCTTTAGTGTCCACAACATACTCATATCCACTGACTGTGTACGTAAGTGTTGTATCTTTGTCAGTTAGTCCATCAAATTTTAAAATGCAATAATATGCACCACTTTCTACAACTGTAACTGCCACATTACTTGCATCAGTGATGGCGGTATAACCGTGACTAGGTGCTGAAAAGTCAACTTTTACAATATTGTTGTTTGAATTGGCAGTAATTTTTTCGGACACAAGTTCTTTTTTGTCGGTGCCGGGTTTATATGATTGTTTTTGAACGGTAATTGACTTTAATTTATCTTCCATCGTAACAGTTAGTGTATCAAACATATCATCTTTGGACAGTTCATAGTCTGTTGCGTCACCAATTCCAACATAGTCTATTGACACTCTTGCGTATGGCTCAACTTTTGTAAATTCTATAACAACTTTGTTCGCAGAGCCATAACGATTGTAGTCTGTCCAGTTAAGGCTATCTACATCGGTAATAACAACATCATCAACAAGCGTATCATTATCATAAGTTTTTATAGTAAATTCAAGAGGTTTACAATTTCTAAAATTAATTATAAATCCATACCAACTGTAAGATATATCTAAATTGAGAATAATTGTAGGATTTGCAGAAAACTCGCCAATGCCGTTTGCTATTTCCTTGCTCACATATCCTACTTCTTTATATATTTTGTTTTTAGGTAAAAAACAAAGGTTCCCGCTGTCAAGTCGTGAAAACCCGGTACTACACATTGCGTAAGCTGTTTTCATGCTCTGCATCTTCTCCTATTCTACGCACAAATCCATTGTGAATGAATGTTTTTCGCCTGGTTGCAGTGTTACCGGCTCGATAACTTCACGTGCTAACATCATTGCTCCCGTGAAAGCACTTGCATAACTCGCATATAACCCTACTTCTGATATGGTTAGTGGTGCATTACCTGTATTTCGTATAACTCTAGTGATAGTTATAATTGAACTTGAAAATGTCTGCGGTATATCTTTAGTTTGTGTGACGATCTCATAGTCTTCTGTCACATTTTCAAGCTTTATATCTGCCGCTGTTGCTGGTGTTGTGCCTGTCCCTAACACTATATAAACTCCGGTTATGGCTGAGCTAGGCGCATTTTTTAAAAGCAACGATGCACCAAACAGCTGTCTAAACCAAGAGTAACTTGCGCTAGCTGTTTTATTTTCTGTGGTTTTACACACAGTATAATTGCCTGAACCCGGTTGACAGTTTAGGCTGACAAGA